CGATGATAGTTATCCCTGGTGTGGTCATGCTCGCTGGCATAGTACTCGTGGCGCTCGTGGCAGTGCGAGAGGCTGGCAATGGCTGGCAGGACATGACGAACGCGGCAGATGGCGAGTACGAACCGCATGGCTTCAACTTGGGAGCGGCTGTGCTGGCTGTCCTGTTCATAGTCTTGCTGGCTGGTGCGGCTGGCATGGGGCCGCTGGCTGGTATGGTGGTGACGCCATGACCACACGATACCGATACCCCGCCCCGCATCCCCGGCACCGAACCGGAGCGCGCTGGTCGCGCTGGCGTGTTTGATGGTGCTGGCTGGCGTGGCGACGGCCAACAGTCTACCAGATTGGCCGTTTGGCGGGCCGTAGACCAGCCCGCCGGCCTCGTGCACCAACTACGTCACCTCCAGCACGTGCTCCACGAACAGGCCCAACGTATTGGGGTTGGTCAGCATCAAGCCGGCCTCGGCGCAGAATGACAAAGATGCGCTTCCTTGTAGAAGCGCCTCTTTGTCTACTCAAACCAGCTATTACCTCTGCCCAACGTCGGCGGATACCTTTCCACATACACCGGCGAAGCGTCCGTCACTGCCGCCCAGCAATGGTCGGGTGTTTGGCCTTGGATGGCCAGCGTGTCCACCAGGACCAGCGGAGACTCCCCTGCCCGATACAGGCGTACCGTGTTGGTGCCGCCTTCCACAAAGCCCAGACTGTCCCACTGCTGGTACCAGACCTTGTAGCCCAAGGGCTGGACGGTTCCCTCCAGCCACAGGCAGGTCGTGTTGACGCACAGCCGATACGGTGACAGGTCTAGCGGCTCGCTGCTGGAGTTGAACAGCTCCACCGCGCTGTCGCCGGATATCACCCCATCGGGCACGTTGTCGGTCGTCACCGGATTGCTGCATACCTCGTTGATCACCAGTCCCTGCCGCAGACTGGGCGGGTATGGGGTAGGCGTCCCGCTGCCAGCAGGCGTCGGCGTTGGCCCGGGAACCACGGGCGTTGCTGTCGCCGGCGGCATGGGAGTGGCCGTAGGTGGGGTGTTGCTGGTCAGGTCCAACTCCAGGTAAGGGCGAATGCCAAGGTCTTGGTTGGTGCTGCCGGCGAAATGAGCAAAGCCCTCGCAGTATCCCGTACTGGCGCTTGGCGCGCACCAAGGTTCGAGCTTGACAACAAGCCCACCATTCGCCTGCACTGCACCCGTTACCTCCAGCGCGAACGTGGTTTGCTGCAGGTTGCTGTCAAAGACGCCAAACTGCGAAATAACAGGTCCCACATCGCTCTCCCCATAAGCGCCTGTCATTTCCCACGGAACGGGCACCCAGCTCGTAGTAACCCGGTTGATCCACGTTGGCGCGTCCCAAGCAGTCAGCACTGGCCGTATGTCAACAGTCAGTGGGTAGGGCAAGAAGCCACCAGTTAAGGTCAGGTATAGCGTAGCGTGATTGACTGTAGTTCCAGCCGGCAGGTCGAAGTCCACGTCGATCAGCAGGCTGCTCACGGTAGTTGGATACTGCGCCGGCAACGCCCCGCTGTCGTAGCTGTTGGCGTACAGCGTGTAGTTAGGCAGGTTCACATAGACCCGATCAGGGTAGCGCGCCCAGATCAACGCATCTTGCCACGTGCTGTTGCCGTGATCCAGGCGCAAAGGCCAGGGAGTGGCCGCAGGTGCAGATGTTGCTGTTGCGGTCGGAGTGGCCGTGGGAACCGATGGAGATCCGCCATTTGACGGTTGGAACTTGACGCTGTGGATGGTCTCGACGCCGTCGCCGCCATCCCAGAGGCGAAAGTCCCAGGCGGTGGCGCCGGACGTGAAACGGTTGGTTAAGTCCATATTGACCAGGCTCAAAGTCCAGGTTCGCCACTGCCGGCTATTGGTCTTGGTCAGTGTTTGTGTCTGCACCGAGCTACCGTTGTGCCACTGGAATTTGATCTGGTCGGTGCCCACGTCCAGGTAGTCGATGGAGACGGTGGCGTTGACGCCCGTGCCATAGCGATACCTGGGATCCACATCCAGATAGATGTAGGGCTGGCCGGCCGCGGTGGCGCGCGCATAGCGAAAGCGCGGATCACACGTTGCGCTGTATACCCGGTCGTTGGGGCACAGGCCGGGGGCATAGGTCGCATCCAGATTGTAGACAGCAACAGCCTGGCCGTCGGTCGTCAGCGCGCTGAGGCCAGGACAACTCGATCCCACGCGCGGCTCCTGCGCCGTGCTGGCGTAGATATAGAAGTCGAAGTTGTTACACTTGGGCCACCATGACCATTCCGTCTCCCGCATCCAGACCTGGGCGTAGGGCGCGTTCTGTTCGTCCTTGCCGGCCAGGTCGCGCAGGGTTTCAATCATCCTCACAACATGGGGGTTCTCGGTGGTTAAGCGAGCCAGCGTGCCGCGCGGATAGAGCCGGGCTTTGTACATGTCGCCTTTGAGGTCGAGGAACGCGGCCATGTTCCAGTAGTCTTCCTCGGCGTGGTTGAGCGTCGTACGAGAGCCTGCGCCCCACAGGGGAGGATCGGGATACTCGATGGCGAACGTCACTCGGTTCTCCCAGCGCAACGGCGCGTCCACCATGCCCTTGCCTTTGCCCCAACACGATGGACAGGCTACAGCCATGTCTTCCCAGTCCGGGTGCCACTTGGCGTGCTGCAAGCCCAACCCTTGGCTGGCCGCGTAGTCGTTCATGCGCTCGCGGTTGCCCTTGTCGATGTAGTAGTTGGTGCCCTCGAAGCTCAGGTCGATGCCTGAATTGGCAAACGCATCCACCCACATATCGATCATCTCAATGACAGTGGCCTCCCATATCGCCTGCGTCAGCCCCAACTCTTGCAGACAGGCAGCAGATGCCGGCACACCCGGGTTGAGTTCGCCGTAGACACCCATGGGAACCTCGATCCAGTCGATGTTGTCCTTGAGCGCGGACGTGCTGTCGATGTGCGCGGCCAGCGTGTCGACGAAGTCCTCGTAGGCCGCCAGGTACTGGGCGCTCCAATACTTGGGCAAACGGTACTTGGGCTGCGTGTTGTCGAGTGGGCAGACCACGTAGGTCACGTTTCGGTCGGCGGCATCCAGCATATCGGTCGGCAACAAGATCAAGTCTTCCCGATTGCCTGCCGTCCAACATTGGCTTCCACCAATAGCGGCGCAGTCGTAAGGCGAGTAGTCTGTGGTGTCGAAGCCCAGACCGATATGCATCCCGCGCGCCGCGCGGTCGGCCACATAGCTGTCGAGCTCTGCCCAGTTGTAGTTACCTTGCGTGGGTTCCAGCAGATACCAGGGGATGACTTGGTGGCTGCCGCTCTGGTAAGGCGACGGCGTACTGCCGCGTGCGTCGAAGAACTGGTAGATGCCGCCGTAGTCCACCTGCGAGCGTGGATAGGGCGTGGCTGGCGCGCCTGGCGTAATCACCGCGCGCACAGGAAAAGTATCAGGCTGTTCGGGCGTGGGTACGCAAGCCACCAGCGTTAGCAGCGCCAGCGCGATGACGGCCAGCGTCCGCATGAACCAAGGTCTCATAGCTTCCTCCTCTAATGGGTCAATGCCAGGATCAGCAGGTTGACCAGCAGCAGGGCGATCAACACCAGGTTGGCTGCCACCATCCATGCGGGCAGCCGGACGATGCCCGTGCGCGCCAGTTCCCTGCGCAAGCGCTCGTTCTCCTCCACCAGCAGGCGGGCGCGGCCGTTCAGCACCAGGGGTAGTCGATCCGGGTCGACACGATAGCTCTTGACCACGGCCTCGTTGGCCGTCGTGATCGCCCGTTTGATATCGTCAGGCGCCATGCGCAGCGCCTCGAAGAAGAGCCTGGCCCAGGTCAGCGCCACCTGGTTCTCCACGTCGTCCGGCCAGCCGATGGAGTAGGCGACATTGGTGTTGTTGTACACGGTCGTTGCGGCATGGGCGCTCCGGCACGTGTTCAGAAAGAGCACCTTGACGTTGTTGGCAGTGCAGACCGCGTGCTCCAGCATGTCTTCCTCTATGATGCCATCGCTGACCTCGAGGACGTGCTCTTTGCCGTGGGTGATGAAGTGGATGACATCGTACTGGCCGCTGGCGATCTCCTCCAGCGCGCGCTGGCGCGTGACGGTATTGGCCAGAATCTTGGGCACGAAGCCCGAGGCGGCGTTGATGATCTCATCCTGTACGTCCAGCCCCATGTCCGGGCTGATGATCAATACTCGTTGTAGCAAGGCTATCCCCCTTCGCAGGTTCTATCGCAACAGCCCCAGGTTCTTGAGGTCAGTCCACATGGTGTAGACCACATCGGCCAACTCGGCCACGGTGGTACTATCGCAGTTGATGGCGCGGTCGGCTGTACCGTTGGTGAAGGTGTAGGCCGAAGGGCGAGTAACAGGCGATACGTTGAAAAAGCCCAACGATGAGCCGCCGTGTGATAAAGTGCCTACTACGCGTGCTTCGTCAATCGAAGCAACACCCGTCAGGTACATGCCGTCTGTATGGCCCCGAATGTGACTCCACTGGCCGAACTTGATGCGATGATTGGCGGTATCCAACTCGATCAGGTTGTCTCCTGAACCAGAGGTCAGCTTTGTGCTTTCGATACTCCAACCAGCAATACTACCGCTCGTCGATGTTAGCGCGCCGGCATTGGTCACCCGGAAGGGCGCATCGTCGCGCGCTGTTGCGCCAGCCCAAAAGCCCGACCCAGGCTTCATCTGAACGCGACTCGTTCCAGTGCCAGAGAACAGGCCCTCGGTGTACGAGATCGTGAACCCACCGACTGAACCCGCCGTGGCGTACAGGCCGCCAGCAGGATCGACTCTGAACGGCGCTGATGCTCGGTTGGCGTAGGTTGAGCCAGCGTAGAAGGGGTAGTCAGCGGGGGACATACCTGAACTGGTGCTGTTGACCCCCGTGTCCTTGGCGAGATAGGCGCTGTTGATCGTCCAACTACCGATTGTCCCACTGCCTGCGTTGACGGTGCCTGTGATGTTAGCATTGGTTGCAGTCAACGTGCCGGTATTGCTGACACGGAACGGCGCTTCTGACGCGATGTTGTTGCCGGCGTAGAAGGGGTAGCTCGCTGGCAGCATACCTACTCGCGTGCTTGCTGCCCCAGCGTACAGATGTCCGCTAGAGATTGTCCAACCGCCGATGTTACCTGCATTGGCATTCACTGTGCCGGTGAAGTAGCCATTGTCTGTCCATAACCCGTACCCTGACGCGCCGCTAATGCCAGTCAGGTTGCCCAAACGGGCGCGTTCAGTCAGTGAACTCCATGGACTCCCGCTGTGCGTGGCGATGCTGATGTAGGGGTTGTTGGCGGCATCGGCGGTGATGCGCACGACGCCTTCGCCGGCTTGGCCGTAGTTGAGCGCCGCTGCGCCTGCCGCAAAAACCCCGCTGCCGCTCTGGGTTGTTGCTGTCAGCCGCCAGTAGGTCGCCATGTCGGTCTTGCTGGTGATCGTCGCCCACCAATCGCCCGACAGCGGTTCCTTGATGCGAATCACATCATTGATCGACCATAGAGTACCGGCGCTGGCGTGTGACATCCCGGCTGGGTCTTCAATGTCCAACGTGGCCGAGCCGCTGCCGGGGGCGGTGAATGTCGTGCGCAGCTTGCCAGCAGCCCTGGTGACCCAGATCGACCCACTGGTCGCCTGGACGTAACCGTATTGAAGCACCGCCGCCATGATGGCGCCGCGCACAGATACGTTGTTGAACTCGGCGTTGCCCGTTGCGCCCTCGATGCGAAAGCCCGACGTACCCGAAGCGAAGTTGGTCGACTCGAAACGTTTGTTGGCTCCGTCCAAATGCAGGCGGTTGCCTGATCCGCCGACATACAGACTGCCTGTGATATTGCCGGCCGTGGCGTTGATCGTACCAGTGATGGTGGCATCAGAGGCCGTAAGGGCGCCTGCTTTGGTTACACGGAAGGGAGCAGAAGCGGGGATAGCATTCCCTGCCCACAGCCGATAGAGGGCGTCAACCGCGTCCAGGCGGGCGATATCATTACCCGTGCCCAGGCTCAGATAGCCGCTGTTGTGCAGCGTGGCGTTGCCACCCGTCAAACTGCTGGCGCCCAAGGTCCACCCGCCGACAGTTCCCGATGTAGCTGTCAACACGCCAGCAGGGGTCACACGGTAGGGCGCAGTAGTCCGGTTGGCATAAGTCGCCCCTGCGTAGAAGGGGTAGTCAGCGGGAGACATACCAACGTTGGTTGCCCCCAAGTAGCTGCTGTTGATCGTCCAGCCGCCAATGGCTCCGGCGCTGGCTGCAATCTCCCCTGTCACATGCGCGTTGGTCAGCCAGGCCTCGCCCGCCTGGTTGACCCGGAACGGCGCGCTGGCCGGCGTCGCGTGCCCCGCATAGATGCGCCAGGCAGCGTCTTCGCCGTCGATCACGGCCACGTTGTTGCCCGTGCCGGCTGTGAACTTGCCGGCGTTGGTCAAGACGACGCCGGAGCCAATCGTGCCTCCGCCCAGCAGCTCGAAAGCGCGCGCTCGAACGATGCCGTCGGTGGTGAACTCGCCATCGGCGAACTGGGCATAGCCGCCCTCGGTCACGGGGTTGCCCATGTGGACGTGCACGTTCTGGTCGCCGGTGCGCACCACAAACTGGCCGACGCCAGCAGCGTTGCGCGCGGCGATCAGGCCCTGACCATTTTCCTCACCGATGCCGACCTGCGGCCCGGGCTGGGTACCTGACCAGATCATGCCACGGAAGCGAGCGCCCATGTTCGTGAGCGACAAAACCCGCATCCCAGCCGCATACATATCCACTCCAGCACTGTTGGTTTGGATACTACCACTGCTGAGCTTGCCCAACTGGGAGTCACCAGTCTGGTGACCATCTTCGGCTACACCCCAAACACGAAAGACGCTGACGCCGGTGTCGTCGCTGACATCAATATCCGCGCCGCGCACGGCCAGCAGGTTGCGGTTGTAGTTGTAGGACAGGTAACGGTCGGCGGTGTTGAGACGGCCCACAGCAAAGCCGAAATCATTGTCGCCGTTGCCCAAGATGCCGCGCACGTTGCCCCACCGCACGATCTGCTCGGTGGTCCCTGCGTCGATGTCGGTGTGCATCACGAAGCGCATGTTGGGCGCTGCCGACGAGTTCTCGCGCGCGTCCACGCTGATGAAGCCCTTGTGGGTCAAGCCGTTGACCAGCGTAGCAGCGGCCCAGCCAACCACGATGCCGTTGGGGCTTGTGGCAACGCGACGGGTCACGTTGTAGCGATAGCACAGAGCGCCCCGGTCGTCCACCGCAGCCACCGGGTTGCCCACCACGCGCATGGTCTCGACCTCGCCCATGGTGTTGCTCACCATCAAGCTTTCCTTGTCCCTGAAGATGCCGTGGCGAATCAGCAGTTCACTGTCGTCAGGGCCGATGGTGGCCACCAAGTGGCTGGCATGAGTCAGCACCGTGTGCCCCGTGCGCGCCACCGAGTCCGCGGCCTGCAGGTTGTCGATGGTTTGGCCCAGGACGCTAATGTCGTAGCCGTCTACGAGGACGCCAGGGGTGACAGGCAGGTTGCCGGTCAACGGCACAGAACCGTCTGCCAGCAGGGCGTTGTTGACCACAACCGCGCCGCTGTCGTTGCCTCGAACATCAGTCGTCGAAGACACGCGCTGTTCTCCGGCCAAGGTATGCAGGACAACGGCGCGATCATTGACCGTATCCACCAGCACTGATGCACCCACGCTGAGCGTGCTGCGGTCGATCTGGCCGCTGATCAGCACGCCCGGCAAAGTGGCAGTCGATCCCACCAACTGGACGTCGACCGTCTGGTCTCCCAGGCGCCTGATTATTCCCCTGTTCATGGGGTCTTCGCTCCTATCGCAAACCACGAGGCGCTGGTCATGTAGAAATGCCCTCCGTCATTACTGGCCGAAGCCCACCAGGTAAAGCCATTGGCATCCAATGTTATGGTGCTGATCTGCGCCCAGCCATTGGGTGAGTTACCATTCCAGCCAAAGAACACCACCGGCGTTGAACTAAAGGCAATTGGAAACGCAATGACGCCAGTGCCGGAGCCGTTAGGAGAACCGCTCAAATTCGGACTGAACGTGCCAGTCTGGATGAGCAAGCCAGAGGACGCTCCGCCTATCACATGGGCCAACGCATTTAGACCATGAGCGCCTTGGCTAGATGCCACGTGGTTGGCCAAGTCGTTGTAGCTCTTGCCGCCTCCGGGTGGCGCGGTGCTGCCTGCTGCGCCGGCCACGTCCAGGTTGGCGAACGGCACGCGCGCGCCATCGACGCCATTGTGCTTGTGGCCGCCAGTGGCGTCCAGCACATCGGCGCGCAGGTTGTTGATGTCGTCCGGCGTGTAGGATTCCCCGGCCGCTATCAGTCGTGAACTTGCCATGCTATCCCCCTTTCTGATCGTGTGACAGTCAGCGAACTGGCTGGCTGTCACACGAAGCCAGTTTGACTATGGCCGCACCACGTAGAACACGTTGTTCCAGTCGCCACGCTCGCAGTAGAAGACCCGCACTTCGCCCGACTTCAGGTGCTCAGCCCGCTGGCCGACAAAGGCACGGTCGTTCCAACGCACCGTAAACTCAGGCGAGTTAGGCACAAACTGCGCCAGGAAGATCGCCTTTTGCAGAGCAGCTTCTGGGTTGAACTGGATCACCTGTTGTTGGTCGCCAGTCCTGATGAGCAGCTCGCTCAGACTGGAGGCTGGCGGCAAGTCTTCGCCGATCTGGAAGGTCAGAAAGAGTGGCCCCGCGTGGTTGGTGCCGCCCAACATGCCGACGCCGGACAGGCCATCGCTGGTCAGAGACGGGCTGAGCACCCAGATCACATGCGGCCCACCCTCTTGCAGGTTGCCGATGTAGGAGCCGGTTCCCAGGCCAAAGCCGGTGAAGCCCGCACTGTCGGTGGGCTGGTTGACCGCGCGCTCACGCCAGAGCGTCTTGAGGCCCGCGTTGCGCAGGTCGGGCAGAGTCGGATCGGGCCAGTGGTTAGCCACCGGTTGACCAGCGTGGGGCAAGCCCTGTTCGTTCAGCACGCGCGCCTTGATGACTGCGGGGCCCTCGGTCTCGTCCACGCGCGCCAGCTTGAACTTCTTGCCAGCGCCTGCGTCGAGGAACTGCACGTTGCCATACTTCTGGCGCAGCCAGGCCATGTCCCGCTGCACCCCGTTCTTGTCGAATACGTCCATGCTACCCCCTATGGTTTGTTGACTTGCCTGACGGCCCACTGCCCGTCAGGGGTGAGGTTGGTGGCAAAGAATGCGGCCTCATGGCCGTCAGTAGGACGATACCCCAATTGAGCCACCCCCAGCCACGTGCTCCCCGAGCGCACATCGGTCTCGTTGCCGATGGGCGTATAGCCCGCCTGGCGCATGGCGACCTCGATGGCCGATGCAGGGTTGGGCGAGATGGCCTGCGCGGTCTTGGCGACCGCCCAGATCAGCGAGCTGCTGGCGTCGGGACTGTTCAGCCAGGGCAGAACAGCAGCCAGCTTGTCGCCAGGGCATGAGGTCTGGTTGCCCGGCACATCGCGGTGGCCCACCACCGGCAAGGGCGTCGCAGTCCACGTAGCCCAGCGCCTCGCCACCTGAACGACCCGGCGCAGCACGTCCACTTCCTCGACGGTCGGTTCTTCACGGACGAAGCTGCCGGCAAGGCAGACGGCGAGGCCGCGGTCATTGCCGACGGTGTGGGCGTGGTAGCTGCGCGTCCGCGGGTCGTTGAGCAGTGAGACCATCACCTTGCCACCAAATGAGCGCACGCCGATGTGATAGCCGATCCCCGGCCAGCCGTTGCTGTTGACGTGGTATTGCGCCACGCTCTGCCACGTTGCCGCCTTCGATGCCTCGGTGTGGTGCAGAACAATGCGGTCGATGGCTGAAAGCGCCCGCTCGTGATAGACCAGTGTCGCATGGCGAGGCAGCGACCTGGATAGGTCCTCGTAGTCGGCGCCGAACTCTGCCCTGAGCAGTTCTCCCAGCGGGGGCGGCGCGCTGGGTGCGGTCGGCTCATACGAGCCACCCCGCGCTTGGATGTGTGCGTTGATCATGTCGTTCATCTCCCTGTCCACCTCGAAGTCCTCCCAGCCCATGGGGCCGGCCGTGAAAATGCTGGCCGTCAGCACGTAGGGGTCCTTTGCCAGCTCGGCGTCAAACATGGCCAACTGCTCCATGTAGTGCGCCCGATCCCGGCAGAACGTCTTCCAACCGCGCTTGGGTCTGGCTACGACGCCCCCGTCCACGCCGCACTCCGTGATGAGCAAGGGCGGAAGACGGATGCCTGCCTCGGCCGCATAGCGCACGTTCATGCGATAGCGAAAGGCGTGCCAGTCGTTCATGCCGCTTTCCGGGTGCGGATAGTCCAGCACCCAGTAGCAGTGCTGGGACCAGTAGTCGCAGTGCGCCAATCCGGCCGCAATGACCTGGAAACAAGCCCTGCGCTGCGCCTCGTCGCCGCCCGGATTGCCCTCGCTCAGGTTGCCGCCCACAAGCTGCAACCCGGCGCTGTGCATTAGCTCGGCCAGGCGGATCGTGAACTCACTCAGCTTGCGACAGAAGGCCAGATCGGCTACCGGCTGCGGCTCGTTGGGACCTTCCCAGATGCGGATATATGGCGCGCGGGCGAACGTTGACTGGCAGAAGCGGAACCAGGCTTCAGCGCCAGCCGCGCCGCGCCCGACCAAGGTGTTGCTGTCGTTATCCGGCATGTACACCCTACCGATGATCTGCTTGCCCGGCCAACGGTTCGCGCCGGGCGGATCCATGACTTTGATCCAGCGCGCGCCGCTGCCGTTGCCATCAGCCCAGTTAGGGTGGGCCTGCAAGTGAAGTGAGAGTTTGCTTGGCACGATACTCCTCCTCTATCCCTCTGCTATCCGTCTGCTATCCCTCGGCCGGCCGATCGATCCCCGGCCGGATCGGCCACGTGGCGACCACGAGGTCATCAGGCAGCGCCTGCACCGTCACTTTCATGTCCAGCAGGGCCGGCTCGCCGACCACCTCGATGCTGCGCACCAGGTAGCGGCCGGCCGGGATGCCGCGGATATGAGCGATGGACACCTGGTCGCCCACTTCGACGCGCGGATCGAAGGGACCGCGCAAGACCCTCAGGTCCTTGAGCGCCCACAGCTTTCGCAAGCGCCGCATGGCCCGATGGCGCAGGGTGGCCCGGTCGTAGATGTGGGGCGTTTGCCACTGCGCCCAGCGCAGTCGGTCGGCGGTGGGTTCCATCACCATCACCCATTCCTCCGCTCCCCAGGCGATCATGGCCGAGGCCCACTCCTGATCGGCCGCCGCGCGCTGGTAAAAGACGAAGTACTGGCCGCTCAGTGTGCCCAGGTCGTCACGCTTCTCCAACAGCGTCACCTGCACCGAACCATCCGAACGCTCTCGCAGGAAGGCATCACGCCCTTCGAGCAGGCGCTGCAGGACGTTGCGAGCCGACTCCTGCATTGACCACACTACGCCCTCGGCCGGCTCAAACAACTCGTCGGCCACCAGGCGCGTGACCCCACCATCACAGGCCACCGACCCGATACGAAAGCCCTCTTTGCCCGGTACGTGGAAGGCGACCACAAACTGGCCGTTCAGCCATAAGAAGATGGTATCCTTCTTCACCTGGCAGCGGAAGGCTCCTGCGCTAGATGCTGCAATGGGGTAGCGCATGATCTCCCCGCTCACCACATCGGACAGAATGGCTTGCGTGCTGCTCATCTGAAGCCTGATCCCCGCCTGTGGGGGATTGGTGGTGTTGGTCCAGACGTAGAGTGAGAACGATCCACTGTAGTTGCCGTCCAACACCCAACTATGGCCGTGCAACTCCGGGAAGACGCGAACCCCAGCCGCCTGGTTGTCTACCAGCGTCACTGACTGGAACGGCGTGCCGCTGGCAGTGATCAGGGTGGCGCAGGCGTCGGCCACACTCATGGCCCGACCGTCCTGGAAGACGCTGAAGCGGTCTGCTTCAAAGCGCCGGCCGGCAACGATCACCGGGCTGCTCTCAGGGTGGCTCACGCGCGTCGTGCGCACGCCACGAATGATCGAGTGCTCTTCACCTGTGCCGAAACGGCTGCCGTCTTTGCTGCTGTAGGCGATGATCTCGTCGTTGACCTGTATCTCGCCGCTGGCAGGAAAACCGGTGGTTTTGTTGACATGCACCGCGTGCGTAGCATCAAGCTCCAGCGACTGGGTGGTTTTGGCGCTGGGCAGTGTGCAGAACAGCCCGGTGTACCAACGCAGCGGTTCGGCCGTTGACCAGGCCGAGAAGCTGATAGCCTGCACCCAACTGCCGCCGCTGGGCCGCAGGTTGGTGATCAGGTGCCCCTGTCTGTACTGCACCAACAGGTCATACCAGGTATCGGCCACCATGCCGCCTGCGATAGGGAAGGTAGCCAGAACGGTCTCGATCCCTGCCGCATACTGTACCAGCGAGACATGGCTGGCCGTGAGTTGCACCCGGCAATAGTCCTGCGGCCCTTCGTACCAGAAGACAACCCCACCGGCTGCGCCGTCTGTGGACTTGGTGATGCGCAGGCGCGTGCTGATCTGGAACTGGCCGCTGTACTGGACGCCCACCGTTGCCACAGCCTCGCTGCCATCGTGGCGCTGGCAGTAGGCCACACCAGCCGTCTCGTGGCCCCATGTGCCGGCGCGCGCGTACAGATTGCCCACAGTGAAGTCGGCGTGGTAGGCTTCTGGCCCCGAGAAGGTCTGATCCATCGGCGCAAGCAGCGAGATCAACCGCTTGAGCGGCCCTCGGCAAACCATCTCCAGCGCTTGCTTGTCAGCCTCCAGAGCGTTTCCTGGCGTGTCTAGCGTCATGGCGGCAATGGGAATAGCCGACTCTCCCACCAGGCCAATTCCGTAGACCAGCTCGTTGCCATGCTCCAGCAGGCTCTTGTCGAAGCCGTCCGGGATCAGCAGAGGCAGCTTGGCATCGCTGGCCTTGTCCAAGTCCTGCACCAGGTTGTGGCCCAAGACGTTATTCCCGATGGTCGTCTGCACGCCGGCGCTGCCTCCCAGCCAGGCAACCGCATCGCCCACGTAGCTGACGCTGGCGCCCACCACGTAGGCCGTGTTGCCGATACAGTGCAGCTTGCCGCGGCAAGCCATCTGGCCGATGTACCCTTCCTCTGGCATAGCCCAATGCACACCGTCATCCGTCCAGAGCAGGTGGTAGTAGGACACATCGTAGTCGTCGCCAGAACCAGCAAAGCGCGACCAGGCCGTGGCGAACACCCGGTTGCCAACGGTAGTCAGCTTGCAGATGCGAGTCTGCACGCCGCCAAACTCAGGGTCGAAGGCCAACACCGGCCAGGGATCGCGGAACCCGGTTCCGGGATTGTAGGTCGTCGCGTACTGCGTTCCATTGACGTTGAAGGTGATCAGGTGGTCATTGCCCAATACTACCGCATCAAACCACTGGCAGTTAAGCGGGTGCTGAGGGTAGGCCATTGGCATGGTGACGTTCGACCACACATTGCCCTGAAAATGGTGCAGAGTGACAGCGTAGGTTGTGGGACTGTAGCTGATGACGAAGCCCTCATTGTGCCAAATCGGCGCAATGGCGATGCCGTCGCCGCTGAAGACAGGCGAGTTGCTGTACTGGTAGGTGCCAGCAAAACCTGAGCCTGCGGTGTAGTCCCGGTACATCAGCCTGCCATCCAATCCCCGCACGAAGAACAACCGGGCGCTGTTGGGAGTGCTGTGCTGCGCCAGGGCGATGCCCGACCAGGGCTTGGGCGGGTTGGTCAGGCTGATCGTGTTACAGGTGGTGAGCTGGCTGGCGCTGCTGATCTCCTGCCACCACAGGTTCTTCCCCTGGTTGCCCGCAGCCAGCGATGTGACGCGCAGGATGTTGCCGTTGGCCAGCGTCACCGAGTCGCCGGCCACCACGAAGCCGCCGTAGCGAAAGCGCGTGGGCAGGTTGCGCTCGCGCGCCTCGCGCACCGTACCGGGCGAGTCGCCCCAGTCCTCTCCCAAACCAGGAAGGGCATAGTACGTCTCACCGCTGTGCCATTGGAAATCGGGATAGCGCTGACGTACAGATAGAGAAACGTAGGGCTTACTGGTATAGGGACTACCAGCCCATGCGGAGGTGTCACGCATCAGTTCACTCGCACCCACTCGATCTGTACTTCGTAGCCCGGCTCCGGTCGTGGCGCTTCCTGCATGTGTCTAACCTTGAACTCCAAGATCGTGATATTGAAAGTTCCTTGTCCCCACTTGGACGTATCACCAGTAATATGATCTGTGTATGATACGCTCAGTTTTTGCGAAGCAGTTTCCAAGTCAACCAAACTGCCCCAAGGCGAAGCTGCAACATAGGGGACTTTGAGAATTGCATTCACTGGCCGCTCTGCGGCTCCTGGACCCATGGATACAATGGTATTCCCCAACACACCAGTACGCACGGTTTTTGGGGGACGACTAGCGCGTTCGTAGCCTGGCGCAAGCACCTTATAGTCCTTCCCGTCAATTGTAATCTTGTTGGTAATTGCCATCGTATCCCCTAAGATGTTGTAGCGGCGAGTAGCCAGGTCGCTCAATTGCCGGATGTTAGCGGTTTTGCTATGCTGGCCCGCCCTAGCCTTAGACCACTCCATGCTTGATGAAGGGAACCCCCGGCCACGCCGACCGCGATTGCCCTCGCTGTACCCGCCAGCTACAACTGTCTAACAACCAGTATACCACATACAGTAGTCTATTGGCAACCCTAGCGCCTTCCGAGTAGCGATTTGCGCCATGCTACTGCATCAGCCAAATCCGAAAACAGATACTTCTTTCGTGTAGCGGGATCGAATACCACAGAGAAAAATACCGGGATGCCGCCATCGTGAAAGTACCGATAGCCAAATCCGCTGGTATCGTTCTGGTAGGTTCCCACCTTGATCAAGAAGGACTCGCCGCCAAAGCCAGCCCCCACCGAGGCCGCGCGCATGTTGCTGTAGAGGATAGAAGCAGCGGGGACGTGATCGTGTGCGCCAGCGACTACATCAGCCGGATAGTCCATCTGGTACTCACGGATAGCGCCATGAACAGGATTGAGAATAGAACGGAACCGGCTTTTGTGATACAGCAGCAGCTTCCAAGACTCCCGCCCAACCCGAAGGGTGAGAAGGCCGCGGTTAGGAAAACGCGGCGCTTTCATGTTCGCCATCAGGTAGGATTGAAGTTGCTCACCAAAGATGCGCTCATCGAACTCTGCGTCATGATTCCCGTCCACTTTTGCCAGCAACTTATTCTTGCTGGTAAGCTCGTCGACAATGCTTTTGAACATCGCCGCTTGCACATCAGGGGGAAGGACTTGGGAAAGAACAGCAGCTAGTGTCTTGAAGCTGCGCATGTTGTTGTAGGAATCCCCTAGATCAACCATGAACACACCGGGCGTTTCGATGATCGTCTCGATGTCCCTGGCCCACTTGTCGTACTGAACCGCGCCATGTCCCAAATGCCAATCGCCTTGCAGGGTTACGATAATAGGCTCGTCCGTGTCAATTGACACTTCTGCACTTGTCTGTGTATCTGATAAGTCCTTCTTTACTTGTTGGTTGATCTGCGCTACTTCCAACAACCTGCGCCAGTTTACGTCCTTCTTAGTTTTCTTATCGTGAAAGATTGCTACGAAGTCGGATAAATCCCCCTCTTTCTCGTCCTGTTGTTCTGCGACCTTGACACCATCACTGACTAGCTTGTGATACCGCTTGCGATATTGTTCCCTCGTAAGTCCACACATCTCTCCTAACTGCGCCCATGTTGCTTCTGGGTTTTGCGCCTTCAATTCCAAGATGGTTGTATCAATCACGCTCGCTCTCTCCCTTTGCATATATTATACCGCTGTGGTATAATTCGGCTGTCCATGATCCATCCTTTCTTTGTGGTTGTGTCCTCACTGCAACCACAAAAAGAGCACGGCGCTTCACCTCCCGCCGTGCTCTTTTCTTTTACGCCTCGCCTTCCCACACAACATACGTCTGCCCATTGTGGCCGTGGATCATTTCTACATCGTCTATGTTGTCGTAGATAGCGATTGACGATGTGCGGGTAAGCCAGGACAGGACGCAGCGGCCATTAGAGAAGCATACTCCCTCGGCCACACGTCCTACCCCGCTCACCCCGCTTTCATCTACCATTCTGTATAAGTGAAACCGCTTCATGCCGTGCCTCATCGCCATTTGTCCCTTTTGTTGACTTCCTGCACCACTGGTCGCAAGCGCTCAGGCGTAGCAACCGCCTGCATGATCAACTCGCCATCGAGGATGAAGTTGACGATTGTCGGCGTGCCTGATGTACCAGACATGGTACTACTCATGCTTGCTTCTCCCATTGGCGATCTTCCAGAAGTAGATCGAGTCAACGATCTGCCACTATCATTGTTTTCCTCTTCTGTGGGAGGAACTGGATCTGGCGGCTTTTGCCAATTGCGAATAGCATTCAGGAATTCGATCAGCTTGTCGAGCGGCCCCTCGATCCCTTCTAGGCCCTTTGCAAATTCCTCTTGTGCAGTCTTTAGCGTTGCGGCATTAGCCAGCGATGCAGCTTGATACGCAATCTCTGCGTCTCTGGTAGACTTGCGCAGCTTTTCCATCTTCTCGTCATCTACCATCTGCGCTTGCGTCTGCTCGTACTGCGCCTTGAAGCGATCATCCTCCAGCTTGTTCAGCTTCTCTTGCAGAACAGTCTGATTATTTAGACGCGCTTCCTGCGCTGCCAGTTGAGCATCTTGCAGGGCCAAGCGCTGATCTTGCAATGCCATGCGCTGATCTTGCAGCTCGAAGCGCTTCATCTGAAGCTCATGTAGCTTTTGCTCGAACGCAACCGCCGCTTCGTAACGCGCATCCTGGTAACGCTGGGTTTCTAGCTCGCGATTACGGCCACGGCTTTGGTCGTCACGCTCCCAACCCTGCGTCAGTTGCGTGCGCTCAATCTGGCGCTCGATCTCAACTCGCTGCCGGCCAGTAGAGTAGCGCCGTGATCGTTGCAGATCTTCCATCTGCCATTGTTGGGTAACGCCTGTGCGCTCAACCTTGATCGAGTAGTCCTCTGCGGCCCACTCATACTGACGTAGTTGCATCCCGCGCTGTGCCTGCTGTTCGCTTAGCTTGTACTCTCGCTGAACGCCGTACTGTTGCTTGGATAGCTCAAGTTCTTGCTTGGCAATACCCAACTCTTGACGGCTGATCTCCAAGCTCTGTCGGGAAAACTGGATTGACTGCTGCTGAGCGGCGACACTCTCTTGCCACATCTGGCGACGAATGGCCGACTCTTGTTGAGCATAGCCAATAGTCGATTCACCCACTTGCAAATCGCCGACGCTTCCACTAACTTGAATCTCGCTGGCAGGATCATAGCCCTCGTCACCGGGCTTGCCCGTCAAGTTTATTGATGGCACAAGATTGCCAAGTTTATCTTTAGGACGCGAAAGAGCCGCCTGTACGGCCTCCATTGACTGGAAAGGCCCGCTTCCCCATTCGCGCCTCATCTGCGCCTGCTGACGGGCAAACTGGCGGCTCTGGGCCTCATTGGCTGCGGATGCGTACCCCAAGCTGGCGTATCCAGCGCCTTGCTGCAAGTCGAACAACGGCGCGTATTGCCCGCCATTCGAGGCCGTCCAAGTAGAGCTACCAGGATCGCCCGAGTACATTCCGTACTGACGTCCTAGCCGATCCGTCAGTGAGCCAGGGCCAAAGCCTTGTTGGGCGCTGAAACCCCAAGGGGTAGAGCCGGTATACCCTTCCTGAATGCGATTAAACTGATACTGCGATATCTGGCCGTACCATAATTGATTGAACGCCTGCCCAATCTGCGGCGCTATAGCCACTTTCTGGTCATTGTTCATGTATTGATACAATGGTGAATTAAGATATCCAGGTAGCGCAGACACTTGTCCAGGCGTCATTTGCTCGAAACTGCCATCGGGAAATGGCGATGTTCCCAACACAAACGCTTGATCAATTCTGCTTGCACCGGGTGATCCAAGTGGCGTACCCATTGCGGCGGCAATGCCAGTTCGGCCAGCCTCTGCGCTCGTTGTCATGGACAACTCGCCGATACTGGCGTCGCCCTTCTCTAACTTCCACAAAAGAGCTGAGAGTTGCTCTTGACTATATCCCTGATTGGGATATGCCTGATTCAGTATGCCCGCCGCAACCCGCGCGCTGTCGTAGGCCTTTTCATCAAGATTGGCAAATGATCTTTCAAAGTCACGCGCCCTTTCGCTGTGAGGCATCCATGCTTGAGGAGCAATGCCAGCACTACCAGCGTAGGTTGTCATGAACCACTGTTGCCCGGCTTGTGTTCTATCCTGAATATTTGTGTTCTTGGCAGCGTAAAGCAACTCCTGAAAACCAATTTGTCCCATCCCAGCTTCTAGCGCTACCGATTCGGCTTGCACGACAAGGTTGCTGACTCGTAAAATGTCGTCTGGATTTTCCAGGGCTAACTGCTCGGAAAGTGCAGGCGCATAATGAGGCGGAAGACCCATACGTGCCGCAGATCCGGCAACTGTGCCACCGTAGCGTTGGATTGTCTCTTGCTGTGCGGCTGATCTTTGGGATAGATAACCACCAATCTCTCTTGCTCGCGCTCCCTCTTGTGTCAATCCAAACGTGCCAGTGAACCAGCCTACACCTGCCTCACCCATTGTCATGTTTACGCCGCGCTGCATTGAGCCTGTAGATTTAGCAAGCTCTACAGCTCTTTGTGCTTCCTCGAACGTTGTGGGCCTCATCGTCGCAGATGACAAGGGCGACAGGGACTGAAAAGCCTGCTCGTAGATTTGTCGTTGCTCACCAGGAATGACGGTAGCAAACTGGTTCATCCAAGATACAGCTTGTGCGCCCATTGGGACGCCGGCAGCGTTGACAGACGTTAGCTGGCTGGAATACAGTTGCTCTGGACTTGCTCCGCCCTCGATGTAGGTTGCCCACTTCTGAAGGAGCTTGTCGATCTCTGGCGCTCTGCCCTCATACAACTCCTGTGCTTTTACGCCACCAAGCTGCAAGGCAGAGCCTGTGAGGCCCAAGAACTGATCGACGTTAACGCGGTTGCCATACTGGCTGCGAATGTAGGAACGTAATCCTTGCGCATCGCCTTGAAGCGTGCCGGGAAGTATGGATCTTTCTTCTTCCTGTATCTGCTCTTGAACATATGGCAGCCTATTATATACGCCACTTCCAGGCGTAAGCATGGATAGTGTTCCCAAAACAGATGGTATTCCCGCTTGTTCTGCAGCGATCTGTCCAGGACGAATGGCACGGCCAATTGCGCTTCCAACACTACCTTCAGGTTGGCTAGTCCAGCTTTCACCTAATCCATGAGCATAGCTTGTTGCTAACCCGGCAAAAGTAAGGCCAGCGCCAATCATTCCAATTGGGCCAGCAGCAGCAAGCAGTCCAGCCCCAGATGCACCAAGACCATTACCAATCATTTTGGCGCTTAAGCCAAGCACAGAACCAACACCAAGTGGAGTGCCAGCCAATGTTGCAGCAGCACCAGCAAAAGCGCCCATGTTCAATCCACCAACCATGCCAGCGAGCGGCGCGTATACCTGCGCCACGCCCTCACCCATCGCAGCTTTGGTATTAGCGATTGCGGCCTGACTACGAATGAACGGGGACAGTGAGCCAGAAGGCCCAGCCACGGCACCACCAGCCAGTGCCGCACCAATAGCGCTTTGTTCTTCGCCCAAGAAGTTCTGCATCCATCCTTGCTGCGCGCCTGTCGCCATGTTCCACGCCATGCGCGCGCGAAAAGCTGTGAAGCCCAGCGTCATCTCGGTAAAGATGCCACCAAGCCCACCCTTCTCATCTCCACCATCATCGCCAGGGCCACCAAGGCCAAGCAGCTTCTTCAGCGCAGCAAACTTGCCAGTCTTGGCATCACCGCCCAATCCAGCCAAACCCTTCTCAAGTTCGGACTTCTCGAAAGCCTGATCGATGTCGTCCGTTGCCATGCCGCCCATCTTGCGAACGCCATGTAACTGCGCGAACAACTTCGACTGAGCGGGCGAGAAGATAGCAGCAGAACCGCCCGCTGCTTGCGCGGCAATGGCGTTTTGGAATGCAGCCTGAGTTTGTTGATAGTTGGGATTCGCCTCGATCTCCTTTTGCACCTGCTCAACACGCTTCTTCTCGACTTCCGTCAACTTGTTGATGGTTTCGTCGAGTTTCTCCATTCTATCAAGTAAGGCTTCTGGTGCATCTTCTCCAAGCGCCCCTCTAACCTTTTGAGCATCATCCCACATGCTCCACGCCTGTTTACTGTTGGCCGTATCCAGGTTGGTATCCATCAGGTTACGCACACTGCGAACCATACCCTGGCCGATACCCTTGTGCTGATACCCTTGCTCCATCATTTGTTTGACAGCAGGAGTATAACCACCCTCTAAACCCTCTCGAACCATACCCTCCATGAGAGATCGGGCATTACCAATCAAGCCCATATCTGTGTACTTGGCGCGAATAGAGTAATGATCCCTGCCGCTGGAACGCACATTCATCTCTAGTTGCGTGCCCAGCGGAGCCATCTCTTGGAGAGTCGGAATAAGCCACGGCCTGTAAGTCGCATCAATCTCCTTGTGCGTCTTAAGCCGCTCTACCTGCTCTTGCGCAATTTGAGCATATGGATTCTGTGGTAAATCCTCTCCACGCATTGCAGACTGCATGGCGGCTACATACTGTGGACGATCCTTCTCAGGAATATCTTCCTCTCCATATCTAGGATGGCGCCTGTTGGGGCCAAGAGACGGTGGGTTATAGTGCTCCCATCCCTGATTATCCAAATCCTCAAAGGCTTGATTGGCAGAAATCTTTGCGGCACCAAACGTTGCAGCCCCCCCCGCCGTAGGCGGGACGGTTCCTTGATCGTAGCCGGGATCCGATTTGCCAACAGTAGCCGCCCTGGCCTGTCTCTCTTCTTGAATCCTCTTGAATTCAGCGGCGGGATCTGCCGCATTCTGAAGACGTGCTTGAGTAGCGGGATCAAGTCTCTTGATATCTCCTGCTGTCTTGGGGATGAAGAGTTCTGGCCCATCCTCACCCACAACATACGGCTCATCTTCACTAACGGGCCCACCCATGCGTCGACCAGGAATGCCAAGTTTATTCCATGCTTCTGGCCCAGCAAAGAAGCCTGGCCCCATACCCATGCGCCGCGCCATCGCAATCTGCCAGTCAGGCAGCGGGTTCAGGCCACCCATATTTCTAATGTCGCCAATGGCCCCAGGCATGGCAACATCTTCGCCCTTCATGTTCTTGCTCGTGTACGCAGACAGCGGCAAGCCATCCTTCTCGCCACGGCCAAGAACACGCGTCATGGAACGAATGCGATTACCCTGCTCCGCATACGCCTGATAAGCAGCCTTCTTCCACTTGTTCGGCTCATTCTCGACAAACTCCGTCATGCTTCCCTTAGAGAAGTGCATCGAGAATACGAGCTGTGGCAAGATGCCAGCCCTTGAAGGATCGTACAAGAATTCTTCGGCGCCTCGCACTTCGCCCCTGCCACCATCGATGGCTTGCAGGATGTTGTATGTATCGCCCGTCATCACGGCATCACGAATGGCAGGGTCGCGACTAAACAGCATAGCGCGCACAGACGCCGGCGCATCCATCTTGGTAATTGCATCAGCAAGGACAGAACCAATACCGGCTGCGCCGCCTGTCCAGGCAGCACCACCACCGACATAGCCCTCTTCTTTGTCAAACTTGTCGTACATCGCCCCGCCCGGCCCCCAGGCTTCCATAGCGTTGAACATCATCAACTCGCCCTTGCTCATTTTTTGATTGTCCAACGCCTTCTGGTAGATACCAGACGCCATGGTTACAGCCGCTTGCAATTCTTCTGGCGATTGAGCAAGGCTAGTCAAGCCGCGCAAATAGCGATTGTAGCCACGCCCCATGAGCATCTTGCTCTTGGCGGTTTTCTCGAACTCCGCAAGCATACCCTGGCGGGTGAATGTGGTTCCGTTCTTAGGATCAGCGTAGTAGCTGTATCCCATCGGCAGGTTCTTCTGCGGGTCTTTGACTAGCTCGTCGCTCCACTTCTTGCTTTCGTTCCAGTCCACGTCAATGCCGTGCAAAGCCTCGGACAGTGCGAGGGTATCACCCTTCTCAAACGCAGCACGACGCCCAGGGGTAAGCTCGCTGATGTACTTCTTGTACTCATCAGGCGCACGCATTTCCAGCGCAGCGAGTTGGTTACGCATGATGTAGTTGCGCCCATGCACTGCATCTCGTACTTCTCGTGACGTACTAAAACGGCTATGATACCACGTTTCAGATGTTGGCGTACCAGTTACCGGATCACGCATTTGCACTTCCGTGCCATCAAACTTCGCACGCGTAGCCGATGTCAATAGCGCCCTGTCTGCGTCGACGTCACCACGCCACACAGCGGCCACGGTGGGCGACACGGCATAGCTGCGCCCCAAGTTCTCGATCGGTACACCATACATTTCCTGCGCCATGCGTTCCGTCATCACCTTCATCGGAACACCTAACTGGTTGAACATATCAGACACAGGACGACGCGTACCCAGGACATAGAAAGGACTCTCGCCACTTTCTAGTTTCTGCGTGAAGGCGTCCATCTTGCTTTGTGCGTCAGGATCTCGACGGTTGATGCCACCCAACTTGCGCAGCACAGAGTCGCCCACGATCACCACGTCATCGGGGATCGACATATGCGAGGTGAAGGTTCCTTCTGCTCCACGATCAAGCCGCGCGCCAAGCGCTTCACGACGCACGTTGTGACCAGCCGCAAAGGTTTGTAGGTTCTCAGAAAACTTGGCAAGCGCCTCTGTGGGATCTTGCCCAGTTCCCATCAACTTCAACGCCTGAATGTACGAAGACACAAACGTGCTTTGCTCTTGCCCGTTCAAGCCCTTGACAGACTTGCCCATCACATCAGCGGGAGAAGGAAGCAGTACGCCATCAGGGCCAACAATGGCAGAACGGCCATGCCCGCGCTCTTGCAGCTCGCGTGCGAGGTTGGAGATCAGCTTGCGGGATGTACCTTCATCCTCAAGATCACCTTCCAGGTTCAGACGTGCAGACATCCACGGCAGCATATCATGAGAGATTGCGCCCTTCGGTACGGCCCCACTAGCAGCAGCAGCAGCCACGCCCCAAATGCGAGACGCCGCATTGCCCTGGCCCATGAGCTTCTTTGCCATGCCGGAGAACCCGCCCATGCCCATTTGCATCAACTCTTCTGCGCTATGCATGGGCTTCTTGCCAGGATATTCCATACGAATACCGGCAGCAATGGGCAAAGCATAACCAGTATGCTCCATCTCAAACTTGGCAAACTCAACGTCACCCTTCATGTAGCGCTGAATGTTCTTGGCATTCCCCGCGTTAGTAAATGCACCTAGCCTGGAAACAGGTACATCATACTCTTGCGTAAACTGGAATCTGCGTTGATCTGCATAAGCCTTCATCCTGTCAATGACTTCAGGAGCCGACTTCTGCCAATTCTTGCTCTGAATAATACTGTCCGAAATGCCCATGCCGCGCAAGGTTTCTTCGGGCAACTGATCAAACATCGAAAAGTAGTTCTGCATCCAGTCTTTGGGCATGGGCAGAACCATGCGCGGATCTTGCACATCACCAGGAAGCACACCAGCAGCAATAGCCGAACGCACCTTTTGCTGCATTCCCTTGATAATCTCTGAGGACTGGAAAAATAGCGCCTTGTGTCCACCGTGCATCAGCTTGGCCGTGCCACTCTCGAATGGATGTACCGTCTCGATCAGCGCTTGATAGCCGCTCTTAGTCTTGCGGTAGCCGTACAGGTTTTGGATGACGCCATCCTTGCCAGGCAGCGATTCCAAGTCCTGCATTTTGCCACCGATCTTCTGCTGGCCGATGAAGACATCTTCACCCGCGGAACTCCAATCAACACCCATCTGCTTGCGGATGTTCCACTGGATTTTTTGCAAGCCAAGGAACCCGCCCCTGCGGGTTACGGTTTCGTAATCACTGGTAGGGCCAAAGTCCACTTCCCAGTCTTTACCCGCGCGCATGGGGCGCTCAATGGTCTTTGGCCGATAGCTACGGAACCCCTCAACCAACGTAGGATCAACCACGCCCGAACCTTCCGAATAGGCATAGTTACTCAGGAACACCGCATGAGTGTTAAGTAGCTTGTCCCCGGTAATGCGACCAGTGTTCATCAGGTGGTCGGCGCCCACAGGAGCTGCCAGCTTCTGTACGCCCAACTGACGTCGCTTGGCAGGCTTGTTAGAGCCAGTGATAAAGCCACCATCAGCACTACGAAGCCAGCCGAGGGCATAGAGGCTGTCCAGGCTGTATGCCTGCCATGCGCCGCGCTCAGGATGCTCTGCCTCTACCGAAGGGTTAGTGGACTTGGTGAAGTAGCCACTGCCCAATGAGCCTAGTTGCTGGAACAGCGCCTTTGGCCCCAGGCTGTAGTCGCCATTGAAGCGGATGTTAGCGCTGCCCTTGATCGCCTCTCGCAATCCGTAGGGATAGCTCCAACGTTCCCCGAAGTCGGCGCGGCCAAAAGGTTGCACCTGCGAACGTACAGACTGCTTAGCGGCACGCTCAGCCAGCAAACCCGCCTCGCCAACCGACATGCCGCCCCTCATCAAGCGCTCAAGCTCTGCCTTGCCCTTCCTTCCGGCTTCCTGCATGATCAAGCCGACTTCTTGCCGCCCGCTGCGCATCACTACTTCAGTACGATAGTTGCCACCATCACCCGACATGGGACGGCCATCGCTGTCATACTCGTCATCAACCCGTCTTGTAGAAATGTTGATTGTGGGCGCGACAATGGCGCCGGAAAGAATGGGAAATGCATTCTTGCCCAGTCCATAGTTCCAACCCCACGAAGAAAGCCCTACGCGCGATTGGGGCTGATAGTTGCCCCACTTTGTCCAGCCAAGACCAGCGGGTTCATAGCCACCACCCGATCCGGATGTTCCGTGAGCGGTAGCCCAGTCTCCGAGACTCCCCCCACGAAGATCGCCGACCATGCGATCCATCTCGTTGCGATAGTCGTGTCTCTCGCGCGGCCCAGGAGAAAACCAAGAAGACGGATCACCAGGCTTCCATATTGAAGATAGAAAGTCCTCGCTACTCTCAAACCCACCGGCCCAAGGATCGTCGAAATATTCCTCATCTTCCCAAGGTGCTTCTGAAAAGGGCATTGGACATCTCCACCGCGTGCTGTTGTTCCTGGCGCTCTGATAGCCAAGACTCGTAGGACTCCCCTGCAATCATTACCGACTGCCATGCCTCTACCGGCTGATCCAGTAAGGCCCCCTCAACCAACAGACAATTAAACCGCTTACATTGCATATACAGCGATAGCCAACCGGGCTGGACGGGCCGCTTAGGACGCACTTCCTCTGGAAACTCATCCGCATCGTCCCCAAACTGCCTTGAGACGATATCGTATTCAGCGTACCCGTCCAGGTATTCCCGTACTTCTTTGGCTATTCGCTGAAGTCTTCCCCCAAAGGTTCACCCTTGGCCGCAACGTCCCGCTTCTCGCCGGTCGCCTCATCCTCTTGCGTTTCCAACTTCTCTGGCATCCACTCGCGCACCCACCACATCGGGATATACAGGCGCAGCATGTCGTACCACAAGGGGTTGGCAGTCAATACAGCCGCCATCCACTCGTCAGTAATCTCTGTGGGAAGCAACTGGTTCCAACCGCGCGCAAACAATTCCTTGGAAACTTCCTCGTTGCGCCGCTTGCGAGTCGGGAAGATGCTCTCGCCATCTTTCTCGAATCCAATAGCCTCAACGTGGGTTAGCCAGCACGCGTGAAACTTCACCAACTCCCAGTGTACCGTCTGCCGTTGCTCAACAGCACCGGCACGATACACAAGCGTGGCTTCGCTCAACGTGGCTTCCATGATCGCATTAGCGCCAGGGCGCACCTTGTCAATGCGGATTGATACCTTGGCGTCTGCGGGGATCGCCTTTTTGAAACTGTGACTAACTTCCGTTACCTGCTTTGAAACATCCCAAGCCATAGTTCGTTCTCCTTCATTCGCCGAAAATGTTTACCGACAAGTTATTTGCCGGATGTTACCAAAAGTTTCTTGCTGCCACTGGCGCAGATCCCGTAAATCGCCTGCTGATACACGGTATCCGTCATCTCAAACGATCCACCAGCAGCGTTGAGACGAATACCAGTGTTTGCCACGGCAGGTTGTCCAAACGAGATATAGATGATCTCGTCAGAGTCGTTAATCAATAGCAGGTGCTCACGCTTGAGATCAGCCGCTAGCACCAGCGTCGATGTGTTTCCAACCGTAATCGTTGTGTGTGTTCGCTTCATTCCGCTTCATCTCCCGGTGTTCCCAGTGTCCATTCCGGCACGTTGGGAACCTGAAATGTCAGCACGCCAATAGGGGCGCACTCTAGCTTGTAAGAAATCGTAGCCGGGCTACGCTTTGCAAGGCTCTTGATCTCTTCCGTGGGTGGTAACGTTACCACTACCTTGCCCGAACTGTCCGTGATAAAGTGCTGTGTCCTGTTCAGCATACGGCCATTCCAGGCACAAGCAACAGGTAATGAGATGATCATTTCCACCCCAGGCTTGCCACTGTGAAGCTGGATTGTTACCCGAACGCCTTCTTCTCTCGCTCTTGCCTTAGCCATAGATCACCTACGATGTGCTGCTTACAACTTGACTGAGCAACACCCAATCTCTGTTTGGAATGTCAGCAACTTGTGTCGTCAGCTTATCAGCGCTACCGCTGTCCAACACAAAGACGTAAGGCGAGTCCTGTCCAGTAATCGCGCTGCGCGCCCCATTTTTCCAGCAATGGAAGAACGCAAGGCCAAAAGCGTTTGTCGTTTGTGTCTTTGCTGCCGACACTCCCTTGTCGAGATGTGCGCCACTGTAATCAGAGAACTCGTTGTCAAGGGACAGATAGGCTTGCACGCCCAAGCCGCTGCGCATTTCCACACCCAAGTCGGTGGCAATACTCACCACCACAACACAGTGTCGATTGGACGCAGGAACAGGAGGCGAGAAGTACCACAAGTACGCGGGAGCACTTACAAGTCCACCCGCATTTGTGTGTGTAATGCGCCACAGTACAGCATTCAGGCTGATCGTAATGCCCGATGCAGTAAAACTCTCATGCGCCACCGTGACGGCTGTATCAGCAGCGTAGGTACCACTTCCACTGTGCCAAGTAACGCCAGTTAGCGTGTCGGTGCTCTTGCCTGTCCACTGCACCAACGCATCGTCGATGTAGGCGTAGCCGGACGTGCCAAAGCTCGTGCCGCTCGCCAAAACAATGGATGTGACACCATAATCTGTGTCGTTGAGCAATGCGCCAGTAACAGGGGCATAAGGAGCCGTTGCAGCCTGATCCGCTGCCCCGACTATCCAGTCCACGTTATTCAACGTGTATTCAATCTTGTAGGTAGAGCCGCTTGCCGCGTCAGCAGCCCCTGCCCATCTTGCCGTAACATCAGCCATGTGCAACCCCCGTAGTTACAGATATTGCCATATCGATTCCATCAATAGTAGTGATTGGAGCCCGTGCCAACATTGGCGCTGCATGTCCTAGATCTACTGCCCTTGCCAATTCCACCGCATCACTACTTGTCATAGCCGCTCCTGCTAGAAGCGCCGCTATAGTCCCCAGGAATGGCGCCACTGCATTTAATGGCGCAGCGTGTCCATTTATAGGCGCATAAGCAAAACGTATGCCGTAGGCACTAACCAAGGCGGGATAAGCGATATCAGATGTTGCTGGTGGTACGACTACTAATCCCGGCCAATAGCTCGTCGGCCAGTATCCAGTGGGCCAGTACCCAGCAGGCTGATACTCATAGCTCATGCAGCGCCATCCAGTGTCATTGCAGTGCGGTTTCCAACACCGTCCACCGATGCGATGATCCGTGTCGTTGCACCGTCTAGACCCAGGATCTCCACGGTGGCCGTACCGCTGCCCGACGTTTTGCCAGCCAGTGCCGCTGCAATGATGCGTAGGATGTCATCGCGGGTGTACGTTCCTTCCACGATTTCACTGCCAATCGTTGTTAGGATGTCATCCAGCTTCGCATCCACGCTCCCCGCAGCCGGCGCGCCAGCGCTGGGGGCCAGCTTCATGGCATCGCGGATACCCTGGCTGTCAACGCCGTCAACTGCTTTTGATCCACCGCTGCTCTGTACGCCTACTAACTGCCCTATGTTTGAAACTCCGTAGCTATTTGCTCCAGTAGCTTGGTTGTACGTAGCAACACCACCTATTTGAGTAGCTAAGTTGTGCACACCATACAGCGCCCCACTGATGTGTTGACCCTTTCCAACGACACTGCTATTGACGATATGCAACGCGCCCTCGCCCGCCACGTTCGCCAAGACCTTCACCTGCCCAAACGTCACCGCGCCCTGCGTAGCCGCCAGCTGTGCCTCTACGCTGCCGCTCACCAAATCATTGACGGGATCACCCTGCCACATAGTCACATTAACAGCAGGGGGGTCAACGTCGATGGCCGCCACAATCTGCGCCGGAGTAGGCAGATCGCTCACCACTGTGTAATCCGCGCTCGGCAACGTCCGCGCCTCGAACTCTGACACGGTTGGCACATCGTCTACACTCGTTTGGCTGGCACGGCTGGAAATCGCCGCGTCCTGTGTGAATACCTGTATCTGATCCAGCACCACGCCGCTCGTGCTGGACTTCGGTGCCAGCACAATCACCTCGGCATTCGTCTCAGCCTGGGTCAAGTCAAACACGTACCAACCCGGCATGTTCGTGCCGTCCAACTCGGTCGGGTTCGTGTCGTTGGTCGCAGCGCCAGCCGCAAAATCCTTGCTCAGGTAGGCTGTGATCTGCGCCGCATCGCCGGTCTTGGCCGCGCCATCAGCAGGCGTGTAGGCAAACACGGCGATCTTTTGCGATGCTACGTTTTTGTAGAGCATACCATCAGCCTCCTAGCAGGCGCATCACGCGCCGCGTCACGCCGCCGCTTGCCGCAGGCGTAGGCCCATATTGCAGCGCACCAATCGTGATGTGCGGATCAGTGTTGGCGTGCGCTCCCAGATACGACGCAGGCCAGCCAGCCGAACGCAGCGCCGCTTGTGCCGCTGTCGTCAGCGAAAAATCGCCGTTGGCTGCGTCCGTGAACGGGTCAGCGGCCAGTGCCACGTCATTAGCTCGCTCGTCAATGCGGATTTGGTCGCCTACCGTGTAGTTAGCGGTGTTATTGTAGAACGCGTTATAGCCGATCAAGCCGGGGTTGCCACTAATCAAAATCCCTTCGCCACCCGTACCCGACCACCCGACAACGATGTTGTTAGCCGATATATGCGTAGCATACGCGCTGTTTACGTAAATGCCCGACGCCGTGCCAGCCGCCAGATTGCGCACTGAGTTGTTGCGTACTACGTTGTACCCGCCCGCTTCGATGCCTATCGCTCCCGTGTTGTTGCATAGGATGGCGTTATCCGAGATGTGAGAGTCGCTTGCGTATATGCCATACACGGAGTTCGCGCCGACGTTGATGTAATTGCCAATCGCCGCAGAAGGGCTATACAACCCGACACAGCCCAGGATGCCAGAGCCTGGTGAGTGGATGTGACAATTGAGTATGCGGTTTGCAGCGCCTTCCATGCGAACCAGAAATTTGTTGACCGGAGACGACGCGCCCCTGTGTACCTCGCAGTTAAAGAGCGTGATGTACACATTCAAACTCACGCCGTGGTTGTCGCCAAACGAATGCATCTCCAAGTCGATCATGGTGATATAGTTGTATGTGTTCACCGTCCACATCTTGAAACCGCCGCAGTCGATCTCCCCGATCCCGCCATCGTTGGCCGCAGACGTATACCCGCGCAGCGTCAACACGCTGGCATCGTCAGGCGTGCCATACGTCGCCAGCGTCAGCGATGCCGCCAGCACTTGCGCCGTGCCGGCCTTGATATTGATCTGGTCGCCGTCCGTGGCGTTGCGCGTGATGGTGTCCAGCGCCTTCTGGATCGTTTTCCACGGCGTGCCGACCGTACCGTCTCCGGTCGTATCGTTGCCCGCGCCATAGTCCACATAATACTGCGATGTCGCCACAGATCACCGCCTCAGCCGATCAGGTTGCTCGGCCCAGCCGCCTTAGCCCACATCTGCCGATGGCCCGCCGTGTTGTAATTGGTCAGGATGCCCTGCATGTGCGCCGTCAGGCTGATCACCTCGGCCTTGGTCAGCGAAGACGAACCGGCCAGCCCGCTGCCGTCCGTGATGATGTCGTCATTGTCCAACAGCGCCAGCACCGCCTGCGTCGTGGCATAGCCGTCATTCAGCGCCTCAGCATGGTTGTTCGTGCGTGCCTGCTCGCCGCACCACGCCCGCAACAGCCGGACGTATTCCGACACGACGCCATGCTGTTCAGCCGTCAAATCTTGCCAGTCCATAAGTTCTCCTTCTGCTAACGTCTCGTATTTGGCGTTTTATTCTTCAACCGGGGAACAGGGCGCGTACCCATCAGGCCGCGTCCCTGGCCCCAGTCGGATTGTCACCAGCCGCTCGGCTGGAATGTACATCGTCTGCCCAGAGCGATCCCACACTCGGTATTGTAGTGTGTCACCGCCCACCATCGGCGCAGTCCCCGCCCCTTCCCCCAAGAAGATTTCCTCTTCAGGGTTAGTCAGTCTCACATAGCCTTTCATTCGTTCGTTCTCCTTTTGCTGCTACACTACCGCGAGGATGAGCGCGCAGTAGATCTTGAGCGACAAGTCGCTAGCCGACACTTGTTGGATCTGATCGTTGACTGTGATGGTTGTCTCGTACAGAGTATCAACCGAACCCAGCGCACCATCAGTCAAGCCGAACACATCAAGCACCTTGTCTCCGACTACGGTTCCCACGGCAGGGATAGCGCCGGCGCCGTTCTTACCGTTGAAGCTGATCGTCTTCAAACCAGTCAGCACCGAGCGCACATTCGCCGGAGTCACGGCACGAGTACTGTCAGTGCCAGTGATGGCCTCTGCCGTAGTTGCCAACTCGACGATACCCGCAGCAGTAAGGCTTGCCGCAGCATTGAGATCAGCAGCCTCAATTGGTAGCGTTGCTACAGTATTAGTCTTAGTCATCTCTCATTGCTCCTTTAGCTGGGCCACACGGATGCAGCAGTCATACCAGTCGCACCCGTCTTGGCAATCCACAATCCCCACTGAGCGCCCACTGCATCAGCAACCAAACCAGACACTTTCATGATCACCTGACTTTCACCCTGCACGCCGATAGGCGCAGACATCCAGTGTACGTTCTGGGCGAAGAAGCCCATGGCGCTGGTGCCAGCGATATCAGGGAAGGATGCCCAGAAAGGCGTCACATAAGGCGTTTGGCTCCACTCGGTGCCACTGGTGCCACCCAACTTGATCTGGCGATACAGATCAGGATTGTCCCACAGGAAGGTATAGCTGATACCGATCTGCCGACCAAGGATCGAGTAGCCACCAGGGGCATACTGTCCTACCATCGTCTGATCCTGTGGACGGGTGATGTTACCCTGTAAGGTGATCTGCAGGTCACGCACATACCGCTTTTCGGTGCTACTCAACGCGCCCTGCTTCACCCAGCCACCGCCAGTCATAGGAATGGTATCAACGTTGGCCGCAGTGCTAATCGCCCAGCCATTAGCCGCAGTCAGCAAACCGGTAGACTTCTCAAGCACATACTGCTCATAGGTGTCCGAGTTGCCAGCGCCACCGACAAAGGCCACTTCCATACCAATCGGGCCAGTCGATGCAGCCGACAGACTGATCGATGCCACCTTGGTATTGTAAAAGGTTTCGCCAATGTAGCCGTCAGACGTGGGAATAGCACGCCGCATCGTCAGCCACTTGTTGTCCCCATCCCCCTGCTCAGAACCAAACAAAATGGAACCGCTAGCGCCGGGGAAGATCATCACTTCGTGCGCGCCACCGCCCAGGCCAGTGATGTCAGCCACGGTGGTAGCAGTACCCATCGCAGCAGCAGGGATCGTAGCGGTCGTCACGACAAGCGTAGAGGCAACTTTCGCGGCGCTGCCAGCGAACGTCCAGAACAGTGGAACCAGCCCATTGGCCTTGGTTGCGGTTCCGCTGATAGCCAGTCGGGGACGCATCGCCAACTGCCCACCGCTCCAATAAGAACTCTTGTAGGTGCCAGGCGGCAAGAGCGAGCCACCAATTTCAGGCTCATAGGGGCGTTGATCGTCTTGCAGACTCATGTCGCCGCCAAGAACCTTGTGCCAGGTCATACCGTTGTCGTTGTATTCCCCGGCTGCTGGAAAGTCGTCCTGCGCGACCTGCCCCACCCATCCAAATGCAGCCCTCATACCAGAAACAGGCATTGTTTTTCTCCTTAGTGTGGGCGCACGGTCTCAACCGTGAAATACACCCAGAATTCCCAGATGTGGCTCTTAGGGCCACCCCTTTCCTCTGCCGCAGATGCATTGAGCATCAGGCGATAAGCCCTTTCCCCAAAGTCATCTTCAAGACCCAACACGATAGCAGGACTCAAGTAATTCTCGATCAATCCCCTTACCGTGTTCGCCAATTCGTTGGCTGTGTCTCGATCCTCTTTTGTACGGGTGAAGAAGACAGAACCCTCTACCGTGAAACGGCGCAGCCATGTTCGCCCCCCACCAACTTCTCCGATTGCCATAGACTCGCCGCGATCATATCCCATGATCCCGCCAGCAGACCGAACATATCGAGATCCAGCCGCTTCATCTACCCACTTGGTATCACGCGGCTTACCGATATGCACCATCAGGTTAATGGCAGGCCGCTCGGGATCGGCCTGTAGGCGTCCTAGCTTGATCTCGTAATCGTCCAGGCCATACTCTGCTAGATCTGCATCCAGCATTGTTTCCAGATGCGTTTCCACAGCCTGCGCGATCTTGGTAGAGATTTGCATTACAACCCCACCACCTGACGATGTGTGCCCACAATGCGATCAAACTGGCTGATATACCAGTCGGATGCTTGGATCAAGCTATTCTGAATGGGCGATGCGTCAGCCTTGTCATTGAAAGCACCCAACCTAGCCCGGCTAGTCATATTAGGTACTAGACAGTGAGCCGCTGTTAGATACACAATAGCATCTCTCGCCCAAGTCGGAACGGCAATGTCAGTCGTTGACGTTGTGACTATCGGATAGTAAGCGTGATAATATAGGGTGGAAGACACGTATTCCTTGCCAAGAAATACCGTAGTCCCCCAAACCCAGTAGCTATCCTCGTCAAACATCTCGCCCGGATTGCCGATTGTGGCGGCAGACAAGGAAACAGAAGAACCGTCCTCATCTACGGCCACAATCGCCGCAATCCGATAGCAGTCAGTAGGTAATGTGAAAGAACTTACTGCCCCAAAGGTTGCCGTTCCCTGGATAGGTCTATGGGCTGCAAACGCACGCAGCGCAGCATTCAAGCCATCGACACGAACATTGGTAGAGTGCGCCGGGTTGGCGTTATCCTCGTCGTCCAATGTCCTGCCTAGCAGCAGTGTGAATTCAGCCCAAGACCATGCCATGATAGATTAACCCAGTGCCACGTCGCCGCGGTTGCCCCAGCTACCCACAGCCATGTGAACTTCCCACAGATCAGGGTTCCAGCGGTTCATCTCGCCAAACATATCCCAGCTTACGCGAGTAGTCGTCTGGAAGTCGTCAATGGCGGGCGGGTTGTAGATCTGCACGCCTTTGCGCATGGCAAAGCGCAGTCCACCACGAGCACCAAAGACATAGCTCGGCTGCACATGCAAGCCTTTCGTCAAGAAGGCGAAGGCCGTGCCAACTGCACCAGCGCCGCCCAAGGTGGTATGGCTGTACTGCGTGGTGTAGTCAGTCATAACCGGGGTGCGGAAAGTGATCTTGTTGGCCGCATGATCCACGGTGGCAACTTCAAAGACTTCGGTGTAACCATCAGTCACATCGACGCCATCAGTCACGCCCCAAGCGTTAGTGCGGCTGGTGTGCAGGGTCACAAAGTCGCCAGGATAGAAGACCGAATCAGCGAAGTCGCTGCACTGGACATAGTGCTTGATGCCAGCCGAGGACTGCCCCACGTACCAGGTCGAGTCAATCGACGTGGTATCGGGATCAGGAGCGCCGTCGCCGGCATTAATCGGCTCAGTGATAGCAACTTGCTCGGTGATCGGACCCATGTTGAACAGCGCCGCATCCCATGACTGCATGAAGACAAAGCCCTCGTAGGCAACCATGTCCAGGTTCATGATCGACTGATTGCCAAGACCCGTCAGGCGCTGTACGTACTCGCTGTTCATATTACTGAACAGACTGTGGAAAACACCAGGGGTGGTGATAACCAAGTACATATTGGTGCCTGGAATCGGATTGGCATAGTCGCCAAAGTTCTGGAAAGCCCACTTCGAGCGAACCGACATCTTCAGCTTGATATCGCGCAGGATCTTCTCATCGAAGGTGAAGTCAGTCGTAGCCGACAGGCCAGCAACGCTGGAAGCGCCACCCGCGTAACTGCGAATGGTACCCATCGTCAGCAGGCTATCACGAGCGATCTTCTCCGCAGTACCCACAATTGAGTTACTCAAGTGGGTCTGCAAAATGCCATCGATAAAGCCCTGCGTGCCGCCACTGCGCCACATATTCACTAGTCGGTCATAGCTTTCAAGCTGGATTTTTCCACCATAGCGCAAACGAGACAGCAACTTGCGCTCCCGGCTATCCACGTAGTCGGGGTTGATGTACTTGGCGCGAGTACCAATCGGGTTGTGATTGGTGTGGCCGGGCAAAGCCTCGCGACCAGTCGTGATCTCCGTGGGGTTGGTGGTGCCAGTTCCAGCAGCCAACGACTCCAGGGCCACCCAGTCGACCAGGGGGGTGAACAGCGACTTCTGACGAAAAGCCACGGCGATAGCGGGATCAACCGCACTCCACCGGTTTTGGCTCCATGCCTCAATCGGGTTCACACTGTAATAACGATCAAAATCACCTACTGCCATCGGATGTTTCTCCTATTTCAAATTGGGTTCGATGACAACACAGCAGGTGTAGCGAGCTTATTGCCGCTTTCATCGGCCAGGGCGAGATACTTCGCATATTCCGTCCGATAGGTAGCCATATCGCCTTTTTGCATAGCCGATACAGATGCTTGCCAAGCCGCCGCTTTTAATTCCTGCTTCGTGCTGCCAGTCCCAGCGGCGCCAGCGCCAACGGGTTGCGTTGCGCCTGATTGCGCTTCCTGGAACACCTGCGTAACTATCTGCTTCTGTCCTTGAGACAATGCGCCAAGCGCCTCCTCAAGATCAGCAGCAGACATGGTTGAACTCTGAACTAGCTTCATAATCGGGTCAGAGATCAAGCCAGGATGCTTCAGCATCACATTTTGACGCTCTACTTGCTGCGCCAGCGTTTCCTTTTGGGCGTTTGCCCCTTCCCACTTGGTGCTCAGATCAGTGAGTTGTGCTTGTGCGGCTTCCAGCGATGCTTGAAGTAGACTCGCCTGCCCAGTGATCTGTTCACGCTCACTGTTCCAAGCAGCACGCTCGGCGCTTAGCGCTGACTGAGCATCGACAAGTTGTGTCTGAATGCCCAGAATTTTGCCTTGCAGCCCTGCGTACTTTGCCTTCCAATCAGTTGCATCGGTTTGGCCCCCACTACCGGCCTGGTCATTTCCGGCCAGGTCATCATGTATGGTCACGTCCGGTGGCATGATGGTTTCTCTCCCTTGTATTCGTTCGTTAGTTTCGTAGCCGGGCTACGATTATTCCCGCAGCATACCGACAATCAGTTGGCCGGTGCCGCCAGTGCGAGTCCCGCCCAGCGTTACCTTCACCTGGAACGGTGCGGTGTAACGCTTGCAAATGGTTGCTCTAACCGAATTGCCAGCCGAGTTCTCGTCAATCCCGGTGTTGGCGATCCACAGATCAGCCGTGGTGCCGTCGCCCACGTCGATGGTTGCGCTGCCGCCGAAGGCAGTCTTGACAGTGTGGATAACCTCGATCACAGTCACAGGATTAGCAGGAGTCGCCATCCCGTAATAGGTTGCGGTGTCATCCGCGTTGACGTAGTTCACAAACTCGTAGAAGGGCGCATACGACTCGCCATCGCTAGGATTGCGCGTCGGATCGACCTGAGTCGTGTAACTGGTGTACATCCCGTTTCCCATTGTTCTTCTCCCTTAACTTGGATTTACATCTTCAATCGGCAGAGATCCCCGTCTCCCCCATGATTGAAGTTTGGTTCCCATAACCACCGACAAATCGGCGGATGAACACTCTAGCGCAAAGACAGGTCGCCTATCCACTGCGTCTGGTGTATGAACTCGATATACCCAACCCTCTTGATGATTGATTAGCTGTACGGCTCTACCGTCAGCCTCCCACGCCTCATAAAGCGTTTCGTATCCATCATCACCCGGGCTGAGCAATGCCTCCGGTAACGCCATTGCCCGTTCTCCGTCTGGTTGACTGTAGGACGAGCTTTTCGCCAATCCCCTGATCTTTATGCCACTTCAGCGACACATGCGGGAAAGACGCCCCCGCATCCTTGCGCATCTTCCCCCCACAAGCAGTGCAGATCACGGTAGGAACACTTGACATCTCGTGCCAAACATCCCGCCGCTCTCTGCACTCACCATCGCACATGTACGTGTAAGTAGGCATTATACAGGCTTGAAAGGCGTCGAGTAGACGATGCGCACAATCGCACGGCCAGCAGTTGCATCACTAGCGGAGTCGGTAAACGTTGCAATAATACCCTGACGGGTCGCCAACGTATCCGACTCGTTGAGCGCAATCAGCAATGCGCCAGTCTCGGCCAACGACACGCCGGAAGCGTAGTACGCAGCACTTCCAGGCTTGCCAATGCTCAGCAGGTTAGTCCCACTGCCATTGAATGCAGTCTTCACATGCACGGATGCAAACAGCGGCACGGCTCCGACCGGCAGCATGAACAAGTCTTTTGCAGTCGTGTCCGTATACAAAATCGTCTCAGAGCTTTCAACTACAGTTCGGCTAAGTGCCATTCCCGTCTCTCCTTGCTGCCAGCGTGTTTCGAGACCCTAATCCTCAAATGCTTCTCGGCAGTCATTACATCTGATTTGGTTATCTTCCACTCCCGACCCAGGAGCGCCATCAAACATTTACATTGATCCGACAAGAGATACTCCATTGCGTCCTCGCCGTATGTCTTGTCGGTAGATCCCACATCCCTCACGGCTCTCAAGATGATTGCACTGGCTAAACACCGATACGCAGCATCTTCAGTCACCATGGACTCTAGTCCTCTGATTTTACTCTTGCCCGACTGCGCATCAGCGGGCTACGCAGATACACAGACGCCTCAACCAATGCATCACGCACGGACTCAAGCATTGTAGGCGTGTACTGCTCCTGCGGCACACTAGGCGGCAATTGCACAAACAATGGTTGCCCATGCGCCATAACAACAGGCACGACAGTCAACGAGTTCAGCAACAACTCCAGTTGCGATGCATTCTCTTTCAGGTTCCACACCGCCGTAATAGCGGCCTCTTCCGTATCTGCTTCAACCATCTTCATGATTGTTTCAATTGGAGACATTTTTACTTCGTTAGTCATTCGTCTTTCTCTTCCTTAGCCTTTGCGGCTTCTTTTGGTTTGCTAGCTGGAATACCTTCTGGCGTCTCTGGCGGCTTGTTAAGCTCAGCCTTCCATTCCTCGAATTCTTGAATGCGCTTGAAGGTTTCTTCAATCTCGCCAGTTGGAATGTCTTCGTACTTCTCTAGCGCGTCCATCGGATGAATATGCCCAACACCCTGGCGCTGCACCAACTCATTTACCAACTCTGTCCGATCTCTAGGCAGCATGGGTGCCCATGCTGGAGTGATTGCAATCTTGGACACGTCCAAGCCATCGAGCTTACCAACCTGCTTGAGAATAGCCATCTGCAAGGCCATCCGGTTCAGCTTCTCAAATGCTGGCGTCCACAGCCATCGCTCGGTGAGAATGTGGCTTTTGACAGGGAACATGCGAGTAATGAGCGTTAGCGAGCTGCGTTGACTTCCTTCGTCCTCTCCCACTGCCACTGGTGGAATTGCCATCGCCATGCGCAATTCTTTCTTGAGACTGTCAATGTAATTCATCGCCCCGCTAGTCACGTCCGATGGGCTGTACCAGTCCATTTCTGGTGCTTTGCCATCAGGCATTCCCGGCCCCAAGTCCACAACCGCTGGCCCACCCCTCCACAAGCGAAATGGCAGCTTCAGCTTACCCGTAGGATGGTTCTTGAGCACCCCGAACGGATAGCTATTCTGGTGCAAGATATCGCCAATGTTGGCGAGGCGGGCATTGTACTCATACGCCAGATCTACACCACCAGCCCACTCTGCCAAAGGCACCCCAAAGAACCCGTTTGACGCAACATGCGGTATATAGACAAACGGTAAGAAGCCAAACGGGTTCTTCTCCGCCTTGATCGTGAGCCTCTTTCCCTCAACCCCAACAGTGATAGAAAGAGTCCCCGCGTTCCCCCCTCTAGCAGCCGTCCAATGCTCTCTGTACTCCACCAGCTCCGGCCAATCACCGCTCCACTGTCCCCATTCCGACCTGGCCGCTTCCCTTGGGATCATGTAGCGAACAAAAATCTCGCTAAATGTAGTCGATCCTGGCGTGAAAACGGGGAAAACATAGTCAGAATGAACCATCTCGAACTTGAAAGGGAATAAATCAAAGGGATTTTCGTTTTCAAGTGCGTATCTAACCCGCCAATAGACGCCACCAGTCACCTGAGACGACAATCCGGCGAGAAATTGGACCTTTCGAGCTTCGCTTTCCATCCAAAGCTCATCTAAATAGTCCTGTGCAGCCGAAATGATGCCATTCGGTACTTCAAAACCGCGTCTGGGCGCTACTTTTTGCTGAATGAGCGGTTCCGAGTTGTCCCGCACCTCGCCAAATAGCAGTTGGGCGTGCATATTGCAGGCCAAGGAGATGTCATTGACGCCCAATCGATACTTTCTGCGCGGCGCTTGTCCATCCGTCCCTGCTTCAAGCTCTAACCACGTCTCACCATTGTACAATTGCCAGTTGGACGCATAACGCGTAAGTTGAGATGCCCACATACCTTGTAGGTATCCCGTATATTCCATGGGCGGTTGTGCAGCCAACGATGACGGATAGTAAGACATTGAGTAAAAAAAAGCGCAAGACACTGGATTTACCAGCATCTTGCGCCGAGCAAGGCAGCTTACGGTATCAGTTTTGTGTTTTCCAGGTAAATCTCTGTTCGCTCTTCTGAGCGATCTTCACGGCCTGTGGCGTGATGCAGATCTCTACCGTTCCATAGCCCTCTGCAATCGTATCTTGGAGGGCCTTTAGAAGCATTGTCGTCATCTCTGCGCTAAGCGGAAGACGTACATGCGTTCCGACACTAGGCATTATACCACATCCTCCCCTGCGAGTGCAAGGTTTTCAGTGAAACTCGTGAAATCGGCATCAAAATCGCCGCGCAAGTACGGCAATCGATCAAAATCATAGAGAATGGGCAATTCCTCGAAGGTAAAAAGCGTCGAAACGCGCTCTTCGCCGCGTTTTTGCAGGAAACGATCAATCTGGCGCAGAAGAAATGCATCGATCCTGCCCAGGATAGCATACACAAGAATCTTGATCCTATCAGGAATTGTAACAAAGAAATCTCTCATAAGGAGTCTCCGAGAAACCACCGGCTTGAGCCGGTGGAGAGATAAGGGGCAGCACCGCTGCGGTGCTGCCCTTGAAGCGCTCTACTGTATTTGTGACACTCCGCCAGGGCTGAAGCCCTGTGGCTTGCGGCGGGCTGGTTTTCTGTCAGGGACAAAACCACCTGCTTTAGCAGGCGGTTGTTTACAAGGACTCCTTAGACACATTGTACAAGACGCCAGCATCATCCGGCATCTGCCAACCGCTATTGCCATCCCCATTCCATGGAGAGGACGGCTCTTGCTCTATTCCGTAGCCCAGGCTACGATCAGAGATGATGTAGTACATGCGATACACCAGCATAAACAGCGTCATGGTCGAGTCTTGCGCAATCTTCTTGTCGGGCAGCGACCAGTTTGACGTTTGCCGCACAAGAATACGCAACTCCGGCATGATTAAAGCCCCCTTGCGCAGCAAGTCAATCAACCAGTTAGCAGCAGTATGCTTCATGCTGTTTGTCATATCGTAGGGATTGCCAAACACGTCAAAGCCGTCCCGCTCCAACTCTTCGTCAACAGTCGGACTTTTCTCTTTGAGCGAGCCCAGCAGGACTTCATGCATACCCGACTGCTGGCCCCCGTTGTCGTAGATCATGTCGGCGGGCGATACAACGGGGTAGGTTTGCGCAGCAAATTTGTACGCGTTGGTGTACGGCACATATGTCTTGCTACGCGCGTTCAAGTTGCCCATCTGGAAGAAGACAACCTCAGCGGGGTTGGCCGTGATGTCCACTACCATCACGCACCAAGAATTACGGCGAGGCAGCTTGTCCTTACCGGGATCACCGGCGATTACATGGAAATGGCCCTGTGTAGGCAGTTTCACGTAATGGATAATGCCGTGTGCGGGATGCTCTTGGATAATCCTACCGCCCAATTCCGACAACTCCCCATGTCGCTCCCCACGTACCGCGCTCATCAGCAATTGTGGATCGATCTCAGTCCCCAGGCCCAATGGACGCCGGCCCAACAATTCCACCTGCCGCGCTTCGGGATCTGTACCCCACGCCTCTTCCAGCGCTGCTCTGTCCTCTGGCGAGAGACGGATGTTGTCGTACATGCTGACCTGGATGAACCAGGCGTAGTGGGGCTTTTCCTCCGCCATGTCCATGACTTCCCACACCCAATCCGGTTCTCCCGCATTACCAATAGCATAGAAGCGCTTCATGCGCCCCACCTTGAAGTCGAGAAGCTCATTTTCGCAGCGCTCAACAAGCTCATCGTTGCCGGTAACGTTTCCAATACCAATCATCTGCTGAAGCTCATTGATACGCTGCCGATGCTTTTGCGGAAGATGCGCCATTAGCCAGGGGTTAAGGCCGCGCAGGCACCCCCTGATATGATTGACTGTCTTGGAGTCGTGGACTTCACGCAGGATCTCGTCCCCCGATCCCTCTCCCGCTTCGGTAGAGCGCAACCGTTCCAGATCTTCATCGCCCAGGCTGCGAAACATGATCGTATTGCCCGCTTGCTGCTTTCCCGCTATCTCACCACCGTCATGCTCGTCCCAAGGTCTAAAGTAGATGTCTGTCTGGGGAAACTCGCGCTTGTCCTGGATGAACACCTCTGCAAAGCTGCGAGCCGTCATTGTACCATCACTGCGATAGTGCCGACGCGCCGCCATATCCAAAATGGCGTTATACGCCTTCTTGGCCTGATCCAATGACAATGCAACATGCAACCACGGCTCGCCAGGATGGAGAGCAGTCCACACCATCATGATTATGGCAAGCGGCACAGTTTTGCCCGCGCCACGCCCGCCGATAATAATGTTATAGCGCTGGGGGGAGTAGTACATGCCAAGCTGGTGTCCAAAGAGGGTGTAATGCGATCCAAAGTATAGCTCGATGAAGCCGTTAATAGCCGTTGGCACGCAACGAGGCATTTGACTTTCATGCACATATTCAGCCAGCAACCAATCTGCCGCAGGCAGGTAAGGTTCCTCTACGCCAGCAGCCACCATCGCATCTCTAATGCCTGGGTAGTGCAGATATGGGACTTCGACGCCAAGAGTCGGGTGCAGCCCCATTCCGTCCGGCCCGCTCCACCAGCCTTTGGGATTACGAAACCAGAAGTCTTCTACCACCTTCTGCGCGGTGACTATATTCCATTCGTCAGGGGATAAATCGATGTATCCCTTGTTCTTTGCGTGTTTACCCGGCATTTGCCTTCCATCGTAGCCCGGCTACGAACGATCACCGTCCAGCGTTTGCACGTAACAAATCCAAGCATACAACTCTTCAGCCTTTGTTGCTGCAATCGCCCAGGCTCGTCCATTGGACGGATCACTGGCCTTCAATGCGCGCAAGTTAAAGAACAACTCATACGACTCTACCAACACTTGCTGCTGTTTCGTGATTTCTTCCATGTTCATTTCCCTTTTATCTATTGGTGAATCCAAAAACGGCCACTTAATAGATAGCGGAAGAGTAGCGCCCTACGGGCGCATGAAGCTACAACAATAGATCGGAAAAGGCTGGACGAGCAGGCAGATCGTCCAGCACACTATCCCCTTCAGCATGAATACGGTGGTGCAATCTAGCACTCACCCCCATCGTTCGCAAAGAAGTTAGACTCTCACCTCTACCCCCCATTCCTCTCCGATCAATATGATGCCAGTTCTCTGGCAACCCGCCGTCAGGCGAGAAATCGGCGTAAGCAGCGGCGCGTTGCGCAGCGATGATAGCATTTTCTTCGGTGGTAAGATTGTGCTTTGCCATGCTTTCATTGTACCACTAAAAAGCGCTGTGTACAAGTCCAGGTAGACACTTGTACACCAAATCAGTCTATTCCAAACTTGACAATTGTATTGTCATCATGCTATAATGCCTCTATCAAGCCAAGCCAATTTTTAGGTTCAAAGGAGCACAACAATGGATGCACCTCTATTTGCAAAGCCAGTGCCAGTTACCGTAGTAACTGGCGAGTACAAATCAGGCAAGACAATCTTTGCTCTCACCACCGGCTATCCACTAGAACGCGTGTTGATCTACGACAACGAACTTTCAGCCGAAACCTACCACACTGCCGACAATCCTTTTGTTCGCGTCGATCTTCCCGGCGAGATGGCCCGCCAATTCCCCAAGGGCTATACCGCCACCCAGCTTTACGAAGCCTGGTTGAAACACTGGCGCGCCATTCCACCCGGCAAGTACGATGTGATCATCGTCGATACCGTCGAAACCATCGAGGACGGCCTGGGTGATTGGGTTGAATCCCACGCAAGCGCATTTGGTCACACCGCAGCACAGTACCAGAAAATGTCCGGCATCTTTTGGGGTGATGTCAAGTCCGAGTGGAAGCGAGTCATTCAAGAACTGAAATCTCGCTGCCAAATGGTGATCCTTATTGTCCACATGCGCGACGAGTACAAAAACAACGTGCGCACTGGCAAGCGCCAGCGCCGTGGCAAGGAAACCCTCTCCGAACTGGCAACCCTGGAAGTCGAGTTGGTACGCAAGTCAGATCAGGTTGCGCCCTCAGCGATCGTTCACAAAGATCGCTTCTTCTCTGGTAGCCTGGGAGCACCCAGCACGATCAAGCCCAATCTCCCTCGATGGTTGGAAGTCTGTACTTGGGACATAATTCGCGGCTATCTCGTTAAGCCAATCGAGAAGGACGTGGCCCCCCCGGTGATCGACACCAGCAAGGAAGACGAAATGGAAAAGTTGCGGTTACAAGCGATGATTGCCGAAGCCGAGGCGCTGAAGGCCGAGCATCAGGCGACACAAGCGATTGCAACAGCAACTAAAGTGACTGGTACCAGCGCTACCAAGATGGATCGCCGCACCCCCGATGAGCTACGAAAGGCGGCTGGTGTCAAAATCAAGGATCGCTTGAAGGAAATCGGTATCGATGTGAATGCCCCTAGCTTCAAGATCAGCACGGCACTAGCTGATCTGGACGTACAATGGGCTGGCGAGATTGGCGCCGCTATCACTTCCCAGAACTGGGGAAAGGCATTGACTATTGACATGAGTGAAACCCCTGCGGTGAAGATCGCCGTCTCCAACGGCACGACCACCGAAGAGATTGCCGAAATGGCGATTGCCTGATGACAGTCAAAGCCTGCTACAACTGCCGCAATTACAGCACATCTCAGGAAAGTAAAGCCTGGGTTGAACGCTGCGCAGCTAGGGGCAACGCCCGACTGATGGTTGCGGCGGTTGTAGCAGGCCAGCCCATTCTTATCGACATGGAAAGATTCAAAAACGATAAGACGGCATACATTTATGGTTCCCCCGCACAATACCATGACGCAAACGGGCGGCATGAGTGCGAAACATACCAAAAGAAGGAGCTAGAAGCTATATGAGGTACGGAGACAACAGAGACAAGTACGGAGAAGAGATTGCGCTGTGCATGGGTTTTGACAGCGTGTTCGATCTCGCTGATCCAGTGCAGGATCTTCTGCGCACCAAAAGCCCGGCGATATTGGAAGTAGTCTTGCAGGTTGCAGAGACTGCTGCCATCAACTGCGCCAGCTATGTCCATCAGAATGAAGATGCGCAGAAGCTGGAAGCCATCGAAAAGATGGCGCTGGCACACGCCGAAAGCAAGACGGCCAAGGTGCGTGAGCTAATGGAAGAAATCTTGGTGATCATTGGCAAGGAACCGGCAGAAGAAGAGGTGGTGTATACGACAGAAGTGCAATACCCGGAGAATGACGATGTTTCCTAGCATCTCGGAGTTGCTCTTGAACCCCCTGGTAGCGGCTGCGGCAGTAGCCTTGATCGTCAATGTCATCTCCTACGCAATGGGCGGCAAGAATCCATCCTGGCTTGCTGTAGGCGTTGGACTTGCCTACATGCTCGGCGGCTACATCGTTACTTCCCGCACTACACCTGAAGAATTGTTCTTGGCGGTAATATACGGCATGATCGCTGTGGCGCCGCTCGCGCACGTCGATGGCGCAGTGCTCAACAAGTTGTTTGGCCGCTACGGCATCCAGACAACGAGAGGCACGACAAAAGAACTGTTTCCCCGCTGGCTGTAACTACAAGGGCTGTGCGTAGGTCGGGCGGCTTGCGCACAGCCAAACTAAAAACCCTATGATCCTAGCGCATCTACTCTCCCTTACCATGCGTTCTGGCGTGCGCTATGACGACGACTGGCGTATGAAGATCATACGCCAGTACGTCAGGCGCAGAGACAAGAACCGCTGCCGGCGCTGTGGTAGACACATCTCAACATGGATACTCGACGTGCATCACAAGCAGTTTGTCGAGAATGGCGGCAATCACAACCCACGCAATCTCGAAACCCTCTGCGTTGACGATCACGCAAGAATACATCCCTGGATGGAAAGACTAAACAGGCCCAAAACCTGGAAAGAAGCAAAACGCAAGAGGCAGATAATTGAACAACTTACCCGATAATTGGATCAGCGATGTAATGGAAAAACGCGCAGAGTTTGAGTCTGCCCCAAAGCCGTTTCCAACACCACCCCTACTTGATAGCATCTTTTATCTAGTCGGTGAAGTGGCCGAATTAGGAATGGAATTGCACGCAATAACTCGCCAGGGCGATCTACGCAATCCCGGCAGCAAACGAAACGGAATTAGTGGCGAACTAGGCGATAGTCTGTTCATGCTAGGCACAGTGGCGCATCAAGTAGGGCATCAAGAGCTATACACCTACAACATATTCAGCGGTACAAAACAAAGTGCAATTATCCATCCCAGCTACCGAGATCTGATTGATACCTGTGCGGTTACACAATCGCTGGCGCTGGAACTATACGATGAGCTAGACAATGACGGATTGCTTCCTGTGCTTGCATCAGCCACAGACATTCTAAACGATATCTACTCGAACTTGGAAACGCTCTCTCACTGGCTGGATATCGATATGACCGGCGCACTAACCAGCACCTACGCCAAGATAGCAGAGCGATCAGGCCTATGAGCGAGCTGCTGTTATCTTTTGAGCTAGAAGGCGTTCCAGTATCCTCCAATGGCATGTACAAGAACATAGGCCGTGGCAGGGCGCTCACCACAGAAGCAAAAGCATGGAAGGCAGGTGTTACCGCCGATGTCAAGAACATCATCAATCACAACCAACTCGACTTTCGCCATGTTGCCAAGAAGCCCCTGCGAGCTAGGTATTACTTCTGTGTCCCAGAACTATACCGAGCCGATTGGGACGGATACATCAAAGCTTTGCAGGACAGCACAATGGACGCAATGGGACTCGATGACAGGTACATCGTCTCCGCTGAAGCCCACAAAATGCTAGACAAGGAGCGACCCCGGTTCAAAGTGGAAATCTGGAGCTTATGACAACTTCTTCAAGCCAGCGCTGCCCTGGACAGCAGAAGCAATGGAGACGATGAACAATGCAGGCACCACAACTTTTTGAAGACACCCCGCTGCGCCTTGAAATCCTTTCTGGCCCACTAGCGGATCACTGGCCGGACTGGGAAGGAGATCCAATCTACTATTATCGCATTCCATTCAGGCCAGGAATGGCGCTAGACGCAAAAGATCCGCGCTGGCAATCCTACAACGCAGCAAGCAACGAGTACACGCGCTTGTATCGCCAAGAACTTCCCAAACCCCCGTACAGCTTTGAGCCATACGCGATCATGCCAGATCAGGAAGCTGTAGCCAACATGGTAGCAATTGCCGTCGCCAATTGGCAGCAATCTCAACAATCGTAGCCGGGCTACGAAAATCGTGTGTGCAGAATGCCCTGTGTAGTAGCGACATTCTGCACACATAGAAAGGAGCTTGATGCGGATCATAACCAACCCCACAACAGCATGGTGCGCCGGCTGCCTACAAAGCTGGCGACAAGACATGATAGCCATCGAGATGCCACTAACAGGCACAATCGTTTCACCAATCTTTTGTTACGAATGCGTAGCCAAGGCTGCAGAGTACGGCCACAAGGAAGAACTACGCAGGATCGAAGCATCTAGACATGGAGGCAACTTCTCTTGAAAGTCGTTATCACCAAAGAGCTTGAAGACTGGTGGGGCATTGATGATCTCATCGAAAGTATGCCCAAAGCAACCAAAAAGGAACGCGAAGAAGCAATCATCGAACTTCTACTGGAAGACGTAGCCTCCCTTATCGAAGATGCAACATGGAGAATAATCAAATGACTAACCTAGCAGCAACTCCCCAACCACCACCCGCCGCAGGCGGGGAAGTGGTTCTCTTTCAAGTGATCAAGGATCTCAAGGCGCGCGCAGAATTCGGCGCACAAAAACACGGAACACTTCTGAAAACCAACAATGGACGTTCTGCCGCATGGGACGCCTACCAGGAGATCCTGGACTTCGTGATGTACTTTCGCCAATACATCATTGAACAAGAAATGCAGTACGAAGAACTCCCGGCAACATCCCTGCAAGCACAAGTCCAGCGCATGTCTCTGGGAATAGTAAACACAAACAGCGAAACAAGACTTCGCATGGAAGAGATCGAAGAACGTCTGGACGAGATCGCCAAGGCCATCGATGGCCTTACTACCAACATGAACTACATGGCGGCAAAGCGCGGCATAAATCTCTTGAACGTCTCCGGCTACCCGCGCACCCATGAATGACAACTATCCACTATGAAATGGGTGGCAGACAGATGCGCTGGGACATCTCGGCGCATCCGTCTGATGACGACACAAACACCCTCAAAGAACACCTGCTAGAATGGTTTGGCCCAGAGGCAATCTTCATCAAAGCCACCTGCACAGAAGACGGAAAGGAATACACATATCCATGACCGTTGACACCAGAATATCATACGAACAACGACTGTTCAATACCCAATGCCAACGCATCGCCGACCTGTTCAATGTCGACTTCATGGACGTACATCACTGGTGGCAAGAAAGCAAACTCGACTGGGAGCAGTTCCGCACAGGCATGGCAATCATCCACGAAAGACAACCCAATGAACCGCATTAAGCTCGATGCCCTGCCCGTCCCCCTCGCAGCCTGGATCGTCTGGACTAAGGACGAGAAGGACGAAGATGCTCTCACCCGCTACCAATCCCTGTTTCGCAATCCCCCTACTTTCCTTGTTGAATACGCCAATCATCTATGGGCCGGCCCACTGCCAGAGGAAACATGATATGATATTAACACTGTGGGATGTCGGAACTATTACTACAAGCAATTGCCAAATAGCACCAACAAAAGATATGCGTCTCGTTAAACAACTCATACGTGAATGGCATTCTACCCTACCAATTACTCCACCCGGTTGGAAAGTTGGATTTATAGCAAGCGCCAACAACATACCAGTAGCAGCTGCAATGTGGGGACGCCCCACTGCGAGAATGGAAGATCAAAGGCACACTCTCGAACTTACCAGACTAGCACACTCACCAAACGCACCACGAAACATGGGAACTTGGGCAATAGCAAAAATGCGCACATGGATACGCAAGAACATGCCAGAAATCAAGCGGCTAATTTCCTACCAGGATGCAAATGTCCACCACGGAACAATCTACAAAGCCGACAACTGGAAACAAGTCTATGATCTTCACACCAGCCACTCATGGACTAATCGCCCACACAGGACTGGCACCGAACGTAGTCACAAAATCAAATGGGAATACATACTATGACGGAATGCTTTATGGCAGGAATGACGGTCGGCATATTCATAACCTTTGTTCTTGTATTCCTTCCCTTACTGCTCTTCAACGCAATAGACTTGCTATGACACCATACACCACCTGCACATCCTGCACCCCCAACCACTACACGAACTGCAACACCTGCTTCGGCTTTGGAATCTACTACAGCCGCGGCCACAACATCCCTATCGCCGCCCACGAAGCCCTTGCCAACATCCCCAATACCGAACCTTGTCCAGAATGCGGCTCAACTATCGACGGCATTCCTACTCCCCCACCTGCCGCCACATCTCTCCCGCTATAGCATCCAACTCTTCCTCTTCCTTCGTCAACCCACGCGCGGGGGGAAAGGGCTTACTATAGCTGTCCAACAAGATCAACACCACGACAATCACAAATATACCACCAAAGAGCAAGAAGAACGTCCAGTCCATAACGCTTTCTCCTTTCACTAACACCCTGACTTGTACACCAGTATACCACAATATGACGCAGTTGACAAAAGTACAGACAACGGGGCAAGGAAAAACAACACCATGAATCCACAAACCACAAACTCAACAACAGAAACATGGAAGGATATCCCCGGATATGCGGGATATTACCAAGTCAGTGATCTAGGGAATGTTAGAAGCCTGCGCTATGGCAAACCACTAAAGCCAATACGAAAAGCAAAAGGATATCTGGGCGTAGGACTAACAGTGAAGAAACAAGTGAAACAATTCCTTGTTCACAGACTGGTTCTGCTCACCTTCATTGGCCCAAGTCCACTAATAGTCAATCATATCGATGGTGACAAGACAAATAACCATCTCTCTAATCTCGAATATGTTACCTATCAAGAAAATACAAACCACGCAATCGCTACCGGACTTACTCCAGCAAAACTAACAGCAACAGACGCAACCGTAATCCGAGAGTTGCGCTCGCAGGGTAAGTCTATCAAATGGCTCTCCCGAACATTCGGAATAGATACAAAACACGTCCGAGATATTATCAATCGCATTTGGTGGAAAGAAGCTGCGTGACTTGACACTTGTACGGGATAACGGGAGCAAGGGGTTACATTTGTGATCGGTAGTATAAGAGTATAGGAGGTGGAACAGGAATGATCCACCCCTACCCCCCTATCC